TCTACTTGATTCTCCATAAGAAAAAGCCTCCCTTGTAAAATCACAGGCTCAAGACCGGTTCTTATTCGGAAATTCTTCTCTACATTTGTCGGTTGATATACGGGTATCATCTTTACTGTCCCGAGTTTAAGTTTAGCAGCTTCCCGGACAAGGTTGCCGAATAAAACCTGCATCCCATTTGCTTCTATCCCAAAAAGCCTCGGAGAGTATATCTCCTGTGTTTCGATTATTTTATCTTTAAAATCGCTCGCTGTCAAGTGTCCGGCCCATATGAAGGGGAAGAACCACCTGTCATACCAGTCTCGAGCCCCGAGGACTATTGCTTGACGTGCGCGGCGTTTCTTGCCTTTTGCGTCCTTTCCTGCCGCAGGATCGGCAAAGGCATATCGCTCAAGGGAGGTTAGAGGGAGTTCTTCCATCTCAGATTAACCAAAAAGCGCATCAAGTGCTTTCATGGCATGATCGTCCCATTTCTTACTTGGATCATCTATTTTCTTTTTAATCCAACCTCTTAGGAATGATTTGTATAAAAATTTCAAAAATAGTTTTTTCATTTTATTTTCCTTTCTTCTCAAATACAATATCTCTTACACCTGTTATTAAATTCGTTCCCTGCGCGTACCATTTGTAATCAAATTTTTCGATACACTTTTTAAGGGCTTCATCCAATTTTGTATTTAACTCCCCGTTATACATAACTTTCAATGTACCATCTTCCATCTCTCAATCTCCTTCCATTTTATCATCACCTTTTACTCGCTCAGAGTCCTTTCGTTTTGGATTTTTGGTGTCTTTTTCTTTCTTTCTTTCATAATATTCCATATCTCTCTCAAAATCAATACAAGGACACCTCTCACCCACCGCTAACTCTAATCTACAATATCCGCATGTGAAGAATGGTTTTATTCTCATCCTCTCAACCTCATCCCTCCGCCACTCGCCTCAATCATCCTATTCAACAACGTCTTTGTCAAAAGCTCCCCTCTCTTTGGCTTTATGGGAGCCGCTTCTCCTGTCCCACTTAATTTCTCCATCCTATCCTTCAAAAAAGCATCCCTTGCATCTCCTTCGAACATGATCTTTCCATCTTCAAGCCAGAAGGTCCGAACCTGCTCCATGTCAAAATCTGTCAACTCAGGATCACTTGCATTATTCAAATAAAGTAAATAAAACATACTTCCATGCTCTCTCATCAACTGCTCAATATCCTCCTGCGTATATTTCTCAGGCCATAATATCTTTCCATCACTTACAATTTTCCTGTATTTCTCATCATTTGCTTCAACACTTGGATCTTCAAGTACATGAGAATAAAGATCAAAAACAGCCCACTTTGTTCCAATAATAAATTCTAAACTCTGCAATCCACTCTCCACTTCATATTTATCCAACAACGCTCGACTTGCTTTATGCCACTCAATTGCCTCATCCATCACGACTTCAGAATTCGCCGCCTTAAAAGAAATTAAATCATCTTTTAATAAAACATTCGGCCTGGAACCCGTAATTGCCCCTCCTACCCCTACCGCCCGAATTGTCGGATCAGGCCACTCATTTTCTCTCGGAATAATAATACTCTCCGTGGACCATTCCTTTGATTGTTGCTTCGGCTTATCCCATACTCTCTCAGGCCATAATGCCCGAAATACTTTATTCTCCTCAAATACATTTTTTACAACTCTCAAATTCTTCTTTGCCATCTTTTCCGTTTCACCGGCTAACAATATCCTACATTCACTCCCCTCTAATCCTGGAAAATATCGATTTGTCTTTGCCGACTGGATTAAAATATGCCCCGGAATTCCTCCCGCGACGATTCCGGTTTTACAATGCTCGCGTGGCATTAACACTAATTTCCTAAAAGGGGGACATTGTTGTAAAAAACGGCAAGTATCTAAATGAAAATGATCCGTGAGGAAGAACCTTCCCATAATTCCTTTCAAAAATACAAAAAGACTCTCTTCAGCTCGTCGTCGGTATCTCTGAATAAACTCCCCTTCTCGGGTATCCGCCCCCGCCTGTCTCGCCTGACCATTCTTCCCCACCACAACTTCCCTATATTCAATCTCTTCATCTCCTTTCTGAATTAAGGAAGGCGGAGGGATTAACAAGGATTGGATAAGATCCTCTCCCCCTCCGCCAGGGGTGGTGGGTGGTGATTGTGTAAAGTCCGAGTTTTCACCTTCATCTACTCGGACCAAATGAGGCGCGTCACTTCCTCTTGTAGGAAATATAAATTTCTCTATGGAACCTTCCCGGCCGCCATAGTTATTTACTTGTTGCTTTGGTTCCCCAATTATTTCAATTCTTTGCTTCTCTGCCAGTTCCCTCGCCTCATCACTATCATCTACCTCTTTATCTGATAGGTAACTATCGATTTTAGTAAGGGATTTTGGGATCATCACATCTCTCTGACTTTGATCATTTCTGCTTGTGCTACTATCATAGGAATTTCTTTTTCCGTTTTATTATCTGATGGCTCTTCCTTCTCTTCCTCCCAATCCTTCCCCTCCACCAACTCCAATATCTCCTTATCCTCTTTAGTACCTTCTTCAAGTAAGGCTTGCTTCATCCCATCCATCGTACTTATGGGTATCGAGATCACAATCCCCTGACTCTCCATTTCCCTCCTAGCCTTCGGAGCCTCCGGAGCTCTATCTAAAAACTCCTTACTTGCCTTTAACCTGTCCCCTGCCTTCTCCCCTCGATTATCCCTAATCTCAATCATAGTCGCCACCGAAGGCCCAATTTGCTCATTAAACAATCCCACCATATCTGTACTATTCTCCACGTACTTCCGGGCAATTTCCGCATGAAATTCTCCAACTAATTCCCTATATTCTTCCCTTTGCTTGAGCCTCCAGACATATCCACTTTTCATCTCCAATTTACTCTCTATCTCCGCTGGCCTAAGTCCGTTCGCCTCCAACAGCGCAGCCAATTTTGCCTTATAATCCAGACTCACCGCTGCCGGGATATCATTTATTCCTATTTCGATGTTGTTATCCAATTTTCTGTAACCTCTTTTTTAACATACCTTCCAACAATATCAAATAATTAATATTATCACCTATTTTCTCATCAATCATCTCCGCTGTCAACTTCTCAGGACAAGAATCAGCCCACTCTATTAAATCCATCACAGATACTTCATGCTTCAACATCATCCCTTTCAAAGCTTTCTCAGGTGTTGTATTTGCTATCCTCGCAGCAACATTAAAATTATGAAAACGATCTGAATCTTTAGCATATTCAAATGCTTTAGAAGATAAAATATTTCTAATTTTAATTAATCTTTGATTTACAAGCCCATCGAAGAATGAAACGATCTTTATTCCCATATCCCTATCCCCTTAAAAATATTTTAAAAAAAATTTATGAAAATGTCAAGGAAGATCACTTCCTAATCCTTTAACGGTAATAAAGGATTGTATCGATGTATAAGTGTTTCTCCATTGGCGTAAGTAATTTTACAGTCTTCTTTTTTGTCCCTATGCATTGCTCTATGTCGTGCGATACCAAGATAATGGAAAGTTTTTACGCATGTATAACAAATACAGGTTTTAAATTTTGTTACTTTCATATCACTACCTCCTTCCATACAACCTAATCCCCTCCCCCCATGCTTGTCAAGCTAAAAATGCAATGCAAGTTCTCTCCAACCTACCGAAAAATTTTTGAGATTTCTCCCTCTCTTACTCCTATCGCTCTCACTCAGATGCAATGCACGTTGAAAAAATGGCAGGCGTATACAACGTGGTCTTCCATCTATATTACGAAACCGCAAAGGGGGTTGGGGGTGGTTCGGATATAGAAGAATAGAAGAGTTCTTCTGTTCTTCTAAGTGACTAACCTTGCGTCTTTAGGCATCACTCCATGACATTTGTTAGGATAGGTAGTTGATATCATTGGATGATGTAGTCTCCGTGTATGTTGTGAGAGTGTGTTACCTTATCATATCAGGTGGTTAGGTACGTGTCTCAAGATACAAGTGTATGATATGATTGAACTATCCTAATCTGGAACAAAACGCTGAGAGTGCATCGTGTTACAGGACTACTATCATTCAATGATATTAGTATGTTATCGTGTCTCAGGTTAGGATAACTATCTGATATCTATCGACTATCATGTCTCAGCGTATCTATGAGAGTCGTTAGTCTAATCATCCTGGGTAGTTAGAGGGAATGACATTCTATAACCTATTGATATTATGACACTATCATGTTAGAGTGCTACGGTGAGACTTGAACGTATAACAATATCACTAAGTTAACTGTCACTTTGCACTCTCACAACAAATTGAGCTTGCCTTTTTTACTTTGCACTCTCATAACATCTGTGAGAAAGGATAGTGTCATTATATTAGATAGATAGCACTCTCACAACACCCCCAATACTGACCTAGCTCCCATGTGTCGATTGTTATCAGGTTTACATTGCATTCTGATAACATTTCGATAACAGTTAACCTGCTGATATTATTGAATGAAGGTACTCTCAGCCCCAAGCGTGCATCAATCTGCACATTAACAGTCAACTATCTGTATATACTATATATATATATCTATTATTATTATTATTATTACTTGTAGTCTTTCGTTTTCTTTTTTTCTCTACTTTCCTTTCTCACAACATCTTTTGTTATGAGAGTTACTTTACCTTCTCATAACATAGATGGATATTTAAGGAGAGATCGTCACAAATTCCCACTAACGATCATGGTATAAAAGGAGTTATATTAAATAGTTAAGTGTTATTCTTTGAAGGGATGCGAGTTGTAAGTATTTGATATGATAGGCTTATTTTCACTAACTTTCGATAACGATTAGGATTTAAAATAGGTGAGGCTCTAAGGTATTGATATTATTGATAGGGATATTTGATGTTTTGAGAGTATAGTTATATCAAGGTGTTATTGATAAGGTATGTTGTGAGATGTGATTAGGGTGAAAAACGGGAAAATAAATGACATTCTACGTCACAATTAGGACTATTTTTGTCATTTGAGGGATTCTTTAAATACGGTGGTTTGTGATAGTTGTGTGATATTAGATAGATATGATATTTGGTGTTTTGGCATGGGTTATGCTATGTAGGATAGTAATCAATAACCATTTAATTAAGGAGCTAAAGAACATGAACCAATTTCAAAAAAACATTATTAAAAGGATGCCTCAATTTTCAATAGAAGATTTTATCTATTTTACAGAAGAGGCTGAGAACAAAGTCACTGAACTAAAAATAGATAAAACATGCAAAATCCATAATTATTTTCTTGATTGTACGGATATTAAATATCATCAAAAAAGCTACTGTCTTTTAAATTGTGGTTTAAAGTGTAAACAATAACCATTTAAATAAGGAGATGAAATTATGATGACTAATGCTGAATTTTCTCAGAAAGACAATTTGTTTCTTAAGGTTTGCAAAATGGCTGGTATCAAACCAACTATAAGACAAGCCGCAAAGTTTAGAATGGGTAAAGGTGCTGCGTTTAAGATTGTTGTTTGTTGTCAAAGTGACATTCATATTCCTGAACCTTCTAAAGTTTAAATTATTATATTACGAGTCAAGCCACTTCCAGGTTTGACTCGGTATATTGGGGACGTGGCAAGTGAAGCGCATGGGGTGAATAAGGTTAGATTGCTGAAGGTTTATGATGGGCTAGAGGCTGAAAACTTATACAAGGAGTAATGACATGAAAACCATACAATACGCCATTGACAAAGACACTGGTCTGATTATCTCAAGAGTCGGCAGTGAAGTTGCAATACCCGTACTTGATTTTGAGCATATGAAACCAGAAAATCACTTTGAAACTGTGTATAACATAGAAAAATTTGGGATATTTGACACGATAGGTATGCGATTGACCTGGACTCGAAAAATACCAACAAATTATAAAAATCTACATAGAAAGTTCTGGGATATGAAACCTTTAACATAAAAGGATTAATACTATGAAAATATTCAAATCAAACATACTTAATTTCCATGAATTATCTGAAGAGTGGCAGGAAGAGGCTATAAGCAATTTAGATGAATTTGCACAAGAAGCATCCTATCTTGAACCGGATGAAAGTCATAACCCTGTTGAACATGTTTTAATGGATCTCAATGAGGCTTGGAGGGCAGAGGGGGCGCATGAGAACGGGTTTGAATATAATGCTACAATAGGAATATCAAATAATTCTGCGATGCTTCTTAATATATCGGAGTGTGGGACGCAGGCAACATATATTTATGTTTAACCGATAACCGTATAAATGGAGGTGTGAGAGGATGCAAATAGACAAATTTATGGAACGTGAAGGCATCAACACAATGAACAGTATAAACAGTTCTCAGGATGTTGATGAACCTTACTTCAGTCATTCAGGTTGTGAGGTATGTTCAACCGGATTAGGTAATAATGTATATGATTGCCATGGATATAACCCAACTACAAAAAAGATACAGGCTGGTTATCGTGTATGCTTTGATTGTTTATATGAATATGAGTATGGCGAACGTCCGGAATAGAGGCGCAAGTTAACAGTTAACAATTAAACTATGGAGATACAAAATGATTAAAGAAAGATTTTATGCCAAAAGAATGGGTAAAATACCCTGCACAAAAAAATGGGTATGTATAGCAATGTGGCGATGGATGCTTAAAAATCAAATACCTTGCAGAAAACTTTACTCAGAATAGCTTCTTAACGTCCTGGGCATGACATAGAAACTGCCCGGAAGGATTTGATATGGCAATACATGCTAAATTAGCCAAAAAGGTTTTGACAAAAGCCGAGCAAAAGCACCTTACAGAGAGTGGGATTAATTCAATGGCTAAGATGAAAAATCAAATTGAATTTATGAAAAAACACAATCCTAAAAACCCAAGCCAAATGTGTTTTGATTGTTGGAAAATAGCTCGTAAACTTGAATTAATTAAATTATGAAGGGGAGGGGGGATAGATAGACGTGTGTACTCGTAACAAAATAAAACCAGGTAACAGGGCTGCAATATGGCGCAAAATAGTATTGCCGGGGTTTGTGGATAGGGAGTTGAGACGACTTAATAAATTAAAGGATAGGAGACGCAAATAATGAAACAATCTCTAGAAGATAAAATAACAGCCTTGTGTAATGGCAAATACAATTATCCGGAATATCGCATTGAACAGGCACTTGATATATTACCGGCACTGAAAAAAGCGGTAGGCGGCAAAAATGGCAAGGTATATGCACAAGTTAACAAGGTTAGTCAATCGGGCATGAGTCGAACAGTTAGCCTGTTTATTGTGCGTAAAGGTGAAATTGTTAATCTGAATAATACAGTGTATCGTCATGTGTATGGAGACGACCACAAAGATAATAACCAGGGTAGTGATCCAGTACGCGTCAATGGTTGCGGTATGGATATGCTGTTTGAATGTACGTATAGGCTGTATAATTTCCTATTTTCCCGAAGTCGGGCATATCAAAAGCATTTAAACAGATACGAGCAACTATAAAAAAGGAGATATTAAACCATGAAAATCGAAACAATACATGACAGTTTGATGAGCGGGCAAAGGCGACAAATGGTTAAACAGATAGACGAGTACGGGACTTATGACTTTTGGTCTGATTATAAAGATTGGTTATTTGAAGCCGGATATTGTGATGATGTACATAAGGGGGTATCAAACTCTTATGAATATTTCACAGACGCAACAATCTCATATTTCAGGACTAAGGGGAGGTAAGGAATGACAATCTATAATCAATCAGACTTAGAAGATGAAGACCAGGCTTATACATTCTGTGACCTGGCAGGGGATTTTGTAAAGGTGGTGGTTATAATGTTTTGTGTTGTAAGTGGATTGTTTGCGTTCTTATTTATGGGAGGGTAAAGAAATGATACAACTTGAATGTGATGAATGCAAAGTTGAGGAGTTGAAGAGTCAAAAAGGGGAGATTGAAAGTCTTGAGTTTCTCCTCAATGAAAGTAATCAAATAATTGATAATTTGAATGAGGAGATTAATTATTTGAATGGGGAAATTGAGGAGATTGAGAGTGTCCGAAATGATTTGAAGGCTGCGGATAAGAAGATTAACAGGTTGATGGAGCAAGTTGAGGAATTGAAGGATGAAATGAAAGCAGAGGCAGTTAGAGGAGATAATTAAAAATGGACATCATAATTTTAGATGAATATAACAAACAGGTGGAGTGGTTTGAGAGGGAACTGGCAGGGGAGAAGGATGAAAGGATGCGGATTTATCTTTCGGGAATGTTGGGAGTGTTGGTAGGGAATAGGGATTTGTTGGAAAGCAGCTTAGAATCTCCCTTATAATCAAGGTTAAATTGGTATGGTAGGGTAGAGGGAGGGAGAAGTAGCTGAGAATCGACGTTTTAACACCTTAAAGGAGATTAACTATGAATAAAGATAAGTCGCCATGTAAAGGATGTCAAAATGTATGGATGGATAAGGATTTATGTTTGTTGATTAAGTGTGAGGAGTTGAATGAATATCAACAGGGGATTAAGAGTGTTGATTTGTTTATAGGGGATATTGAGACGTTTAGAGATGAAGTGAGAGTGAGGTTTGAGGTTAGGGAGTAAATAATATAAAAGGAGACGATAAAATGAAAAGCTTACAGGATTTTGAGGATAATTTGGCGAAGGAGTTGTATGGAGAGACTACTGAGGAAGCACAAGGTAAAGGGCTTTGTATTCAATGTAAGGAAGAAGCGTTGCCTAAGTGTTATTCGGAAGCCGGGAGGTGGGAGTATCAAGTATCAGGGCTTTGTGAAATTTGTTTTGATGAGATAACAGGGGAGGTAGAGGAATGATTGAATTGATGGATTGGGAGATGGGAAAGTTGAGGGAGGCTTGTGGAGAGTTGAAGACGATAGGGAGGACAAGTATTTGTCCTTTTGGGAACTGTAAAAATTGTAAGGTGATGTTTCCGGAGATTGGGTTAGGTTGCCCTTGTGGTTGTGTTGCGAGAGGGGAGTTGAAATTGAAAGGCGTGATTAGGAAGGTGGAGGAGGTTCTTGAGAAGGGAGGGATAGAAGATGCATAAAGATTACACAGAAAGGTTAGTTTGGAAAGGAGGGATCGAGCCGGAGGTGTTTCCATGTATGGTATGTGGGAAGAGGAAAGCCAGGTGGAGGAGTTTGCTGGTGGATGGGGATTTGAGGGTGAGGGTGTGTCATTGTGGGGATTGTGGGAGATTGGGGGGGATGGAAATGTGGCTTTTAATAGAGAGGGGGTAAAAAACATGGGAGTTAATAAGTCGATAGAGAGAAGGGCATCATGGCAAACATTTTTTGATTTGTACGGTAATAAGGATATGAATGATTTCATGCCGATAGAAGATCCTTGGATAGGTTATCGAATAATAGAGGAATATGATACAGAAGAGGTTAATTATTACTGGAATTTATTAAAGGGGAAAAGTATGTTTGTTGATAAATTGAGGGATATAACTAAGAATAGTTTGAAGAGGAGATTTGTAAACCACTTAAGAACAGCTGCTCAAGCGGGAAGGTCTTTTGTATGTTTAACTGATATGAATGCGAGCCTTTTTAGATGGTTGGAAGAAAATAAAAGGAAACTGGAAAAAGCCGGTTTGAAAGTGAAAGCAAAAAAGGCGAAGTTTAGAAAAGTAGATTGTTATTATATTTCTTGGTAAAATGTGGTTGAGGATTGAGAGGAGGTGATGGGGGATGCAGAAAATAATATGCTACTTTTTTGGACATAAATTAATTGTTCTTACAAGAATAAATAATAATTGTAGTCAGTTCGGACATGCTATTTGTTCAAGGTGTGGACACGTAGAGAATTATCAATACGATTTTTAAAAATAACCCCTTGACATTCTGCTTTGCATGATTTACATTACAATCATGCTAAAGGAGGAAGGAAATGGAAAGGGAAAAGAGATTAGAGTATAAGAGTTATTCGACTAGGAAGTTTAGGGTTGATCTGCATGAGAGGTTGAGGATAACGGCAGCGATGGAGAGGAAGACTATTGAAGATATGTTGAATTTGGTGATTGAAAAAGGGTTGGGGTGGTATGAGAAGGGAGGGGAGGGATAAATGACAAAACAATTTAAAGATGCACTTAGAGCAGGGTGTGTAATATGGAAAACATCGTGTGGTTGTGGAGGTCATTACGCATGGTTGACTCCAAGGAAAAGTGGAGCTTATACAATGTACGGGTGTATTTGTCATAATAAACCTCCTAAAGTTAAAATAACGAAGAAGGTAATTATTTTTAAGAGAGGGGAAGAGTGAGATGAAAGAAAGAACTGAAAAGCAGAAGGTGGCGTATGCAAGGAACTTTGGGAAATTTAAGTTAAAAGGGGTTAAGGCTCTTTTGAAGAATTTATCAACGGAGAAGAATCTTACTCACGGGGAAGGATTTTCTTTGCTTATGGTTATAAAACAGATTGATAAGAATCTTTTGGATCATTGGGATTTGAATAATAAAGATTTTTTTGGATTAGGGAAGAGGAAGGAGTTTAAAAATGTTCAACTGTGATAATCAATTATTATGTGATGTGGAAACGTGCGACGCGGCAGGGATTGCAAGACATTGCTTGGGGGTAAGAGGGTTAGGGGAGAAGCTTGCGGCGGATATGGGGAATTGTTATCATGCTGCGTTGGAGGAGCATTTTCGAGGTAAGGGGAAGGCGAAGGTGATGCAGATTTTTGAGATTGAATATGATAAGTTGGTGCCGATTGGGGAATTTCCGAGTGAGCCGAGGTTTGCGAAGCCAAATGTTATGATGATAATGGAAAGGTATGTGGATGTGCATCCTTTGGAGAAATTTCCTTTTGTGGCGTTGGAATGGGAGGAGACAAAGGGATTGAAGTTGAGTGAAGAGGTTATGTTCTGGGTTAAAAGGGATATGTTGGTGGAGGATAGGATAAGTGGGTTAAGAGAGCCGCTGGATCATAAGACAACCGGGAAGGTGACAGATTGGTGGATAAAGAAATTTAGACATAGTAGTCAGTTTAGTGGGTATATTTATGTGACTGGAGAGTTGGAAAAGATGCCTTGTGAGAGTATTTACGTGAATGCCTTGGAGATAGGGAAGTTGCCGGATAGTACGAGAAAGTGTAAGACGCATGGAGTTAAGTATAGTGAGTGTAGTAAGGAACATGCGAAGTTTGATCTGTTGAGATATTCAAGGACGAGAAAGCAGTTGGATAAATGGAAAGAAGATGCGCTGGCGATTGCGAAGAAAGCAGAGATATTGTTTAAGATATTCGCGGATATTGATTTGTTGCAGTATGCAAGGAGGAATGGAAGTTTTAATAATGGGTGTACGTTTTGTGAGTTTAAGGGATGGTGTTTGATGGGGTTTAAAAAGGAAGGGATGGAGGAGTTTGTTGTGGGGGAGAGGTGGGAGCCTTGGAAGGGAAAGGCGATTGAGGCTGTATGAGATAAGCAAAAGTCGGTAGTTGATCGTCGTAAGGATGTTGATAGGTATAAGAGTTTACATTGTGAGAGGCATAAGCAGGATTATTTTGAATATTTGAGGGAGTGTCCTATATGTATAGGAGAAAGGATGGTTTAGGATGATTACATTTATGTTTGGAGTTTTAAGTTCAATTGTTTTTTGGATGCTTTGGTTTGGTGGAAGTTTTTTTATCGGAACTATTGTACTAAAATATTTCTCACCCAGAACCTTTAAGCATATAATTACAGGAAAAGATAGATGGGGAGATAATGATACTGAAGACATGATAGCTGTGGGTATTATTGTCATCGTTGTTTATTTATTTTGGCCTGTGTTTCTGTTCGGGTGGATTCTTAAACTCCTGTTTGTGAAGGTTTTATGGAGTATATTTCGTGCAGGAATTAAAGGTGTTGATGAAATGGTTCCTGAAATAAAAATTAAAAAGAAAGAAGAGTAAGATGCCCGGTATGTGAGGGCGAAAGGATGGTAGGGGGTGGGAGAATATAAAAGTGTTGTGTTAGTAAGTTGGTATAGTTGGGAAATTCCAGATACATTGGATAAGTTGATTGAAGCGATACAGAGTATAAAAGCTTCGTTGCCTAAAGAGGTTAGAAATACGAAAGTCGAACTGGATATGGATTTTGATGGATGTGATTCAAATACGATTTTCAAAATTACTTGTGAAATTCCTATGACTGAAGCTGAGATATTAAAGAATGAGGAGTGGAAAAATCAGAACACTCTTGCGAGAGAAGGTAGAGAACGTCAGGAATATGAGAGATTGAGGGAGAAGTTTGGGGAGGAGGATAAATGAGTAATTACATTGAGAATCCGAACAGTTGTAGGGTTGATTTTTTTAAACAAGGCGGAAAATGGTATACGACGGAAGCGGTAATTTTTCAAAGTGAAGATTATTCAGGCACTCTAATCCATGATGCTTTTAAGAATGCTTTAAGAGAGGAAGTACCTAATCAATATTTAGGTATGAGGGCAATTTGTTTAGAACCTTATCATCAACATTGTCATCCAATAAGTTTAATTTGGGAAGGTTAACCAGTTTCCCCAATATGTTGTTTTTTTTTGGCCGGGAAGTCAATTAAACATTAACTTTTTAGGAAAAAAGCGGAGATTAAGATGTAGGATCTCTTTTATCCTGGGAAGCGTGTTGGGGATTTTTATAAGGGGAGGTATGAAATGAATGGGAGATTAAACGGGAAAGGTCATTTATTGATTGAAAGAGGAGGGAAGTTTAAAGTTCAAAGTTGTCCCTTTGATTCTGAAGATGATTGCGGCGATTGGTGTCCTTTGTTTGGGGAGCCTGTTAGGAATGCAAGAGGAGCCACGATAGAAACTTGTAAAAAAGATTTATATTTTAAAACTTTTTCGGATGATAGGAAGGGGGAGAGATGAAGGAGGATAAGATATGATAATAACTACAGAACAAAGAGAAGAATTTGAAAAAGCCTCAAGACCTTTGATGAAATTTTTAGGTGATACTTTTCATCCGCATGTTAAGGTTATCGTTAATTATGCTTCTTCTGAAATATTAGAAAGTAGTGGAACGTTTAAAACTGAAGATTATGTAAAAGATTAAAGGAGGGATAAGATGCAATTAAAAACAGGCCAAGTAGGGGAGATTCAGACATATAACATCGGAAAGCATGAGATACCATACAGGGATGTAATTCATCCGGATGGGGTAATTCGACTCGAATATTTCCACGAAAAAGGGATGGACAGCGCGGAGGCATATGGGAGGTTCAGGGCGAGGATGGTTTATTTTCAAAATGAGTATGCGAATTGGGCTACGGTAGGAATGGATAGTATGACGCTGGCAGAGTTGAGCGCGAGGAAGCAGGAGGAGTTGGTGTTGAATCCGAGTGCAAAGGATGCCCGGCAATGGTTTGCGGGGAGTACGTCAGCGATGGAGGATATGTTTATTGTGAGATTTGGCGGATTGCCGATGAATGTTGGATTGATATGTCATGTTGATAAAGATCCTGTGATGATTGCAAATGAATGTGTGAGGAATGCGAATGCGAGAGGGAGATTGGGAAGTCAGGGAATGATTAATGCAGCTTATCAGGAGCAGTATTTCCTATACACTCAACGTGATCAAGAAGGAAATAGACAATTTGCCATGAAGACGGAGAATGATGGAAGGCACCAGGCGACTACGCAGATTGGGGCTCCGCATCCCTGTTATCCAAGTTTTAATAGTATTTGGACAGAGTGGGATAAGGGAGATATACCAAGGATGCCGATTCATTGTTTGATTTATGGGGATACAGGGACAGGGAAGAGTACGTTTTTAGCGACGTTTCCGAAACCGATGATTGTTTTTTTATTCGATCCTAAAGGCAAAGACATTCCATTTTGGCATCATTGGGAGGGTTAAGATGGAAAAAATAAGAAAGTTAATTTGTTTTATTTTTGGGCATAATTTTATGGCGATTAAAGCAGATAATAATGACCAATCAGTTTGGGGGTGGTTTTATTGTTCAAGATGTGGCTATGAAGAATTTTTTCAATTTGATAAATAAATCTGCACAGGCAGGTAGGGAGGGGGGGTGATATTTGAGAGAGTAAGAAAGGATAGTAAAAGGTTAAAATCAAAGTAGTTAAATAACATTTAAAAAGGAGAAAAAGTATGACAACAGACGCGTATTTTCCGTGGGAAGAGACAAAAGAGGATAATATCTTCCCGACAGGTGTGTATCACTTCAAATGTGATAAAATGGAAGATGGGATGAGTTCGACTCAGAAAAGGATGTTCAGAGCGCAGTTTACTTGTAAACAGCCGACTGATTATGCCGGGATGAGTTATTTTGATAACTATGTGGTCGGGACAGAGGAGAATCCGACGGGTATCGTGCCGGGAAGTATGGGAACGAGGAGTTTTAAGAAGTTTTTAGTGGCTGCTCAGATTCCGCCGAATAATGATGTGAATCAGTTGATGACAGCGGCAGCAGGGACGGAATTGTTGCTAGTGATTACGGCGTTTAAGGAGACAAAGGAAGGGCAGTATAAAGGGGATAACAGAAATAAGATCAATGAGTATTGTAAGGTTGGAGATAAGGAGATAGGGGTTGCACCTGGTCAGGGAGGGGAAAGTGCACCTGGGATGCCTGTGGCGGCGGCTCCTGTACCTGCGCCGGTTGCGCCACCTGTGGCTCCGACAGCTCCGGCTGGACCAGCGGCTCCTGAAACTCCTGCGGCTCCCGTTGCGCCGGTAGTTCCTGCGCCGGTAGTACCTGCACAGCCAGCAACGAGTCCGGCTCCTGTAGCTCCAGCGGCACCTGCCGCACCGGCGGCTCCAGCAGCAGCTCCCGCAACAGCCTTGACACATAGATGTATGATTTGTCAGGCTGATGTACCGGCAGCGGAGTTTGCAGCACATGCACAAGGACATGCGAATCAGTAGAGGGTAGAGGGAAGTTAATCTAAAACATGCCCCGGTGAGAGTCCGGGGTTTTTTTAAGAAAGGATAATTAAAAATGATTGAAGAAAGCAACGATCAATTCATACCAGTAGCAAAAATGGACAGTTTGGAAGTGATGGCTAATATTGAATATGCAAAAGCGGCAGGTGATCCGGCTTTTTTAGAGTTTCTTCAGCTTCAAGTCAAATGGCAACCGATTGAAGGGAATTTGAAAAAGTTGGAAGGTGATGAAGATTTGAATAAAGCGGTTGATTTGTTTGATGAGATGAAAACATCAATTAAAAATCTGGATGATTTGAGATTACAGCATGTCGCGTTTCCTACGAAGGTTGTGAGTATGGTAAATGCGTTGTTTAAGCAAGTTAGGGATGGGATGTTGAAGAGTAAAGATCATGTGGGGAGGTTGATTGATGTGAGGAAGGGGGAAATTGAAAGAGAGTTTTTGAGGAAGAAAGCAGAAGCGGAAGAGCAGGAGAGGGAAAGGTTGGAGAAGATAAAGAAAGGGGAGAAACAAGATGTCGTTACTGAAGAAGTTACGGAAGGTATTGAGAAAGTTCAAATGGAGATTAAGATTCCGGACGCGCCAGAGAATACGGTGGTCAGTACGAGAGGGGCGAAGGTACATACGAGACAAACGGAGAGTTTGGAAATTATCGATCTGGCGGCGTTTTTGAAGTTGTTAGTAAGTAAGGATAGGAGGAATGGTTGGTTAGTTGAGAAGAGAGGGGAGTTGGTAAAGATTGATACAGGGTTGTTACAGAAATTGATGAAGGAGAATAAGAAAGCGAAAGTTGGAGGAGTGAAGGTGGTGAAGGATACGAAGACTGTTTAAGGGGATTGGTATATAGGGAGATAGAATGGAAATGCATATAGAGAAAGACTGGATTAAAAAATTTGACCCTAAAAAGGAAGAAATTACACCCATTATTGGCCCTATAGAATCAGCCGGAGTGGGTAGAAAATGTCCAAATTGTGGCCTTGTGGCTCATTATAAAATCAAAGGTAGAAAAGTTCAGAAAGTAGAATGCCCCGAATGTGATTTTGAGTTTGAGGTTAGGAAATATGAGCGAAACAAAAAAAAAGAATGTTTAATAAATAATTGATATTATAGATTACAATCAGGAGACTGGTACAGAATAATCACACAATGGAGGAACCAATGGAACTTAATTGTGGAACATGCGAAAGCGACAATGCAAAGGCAAACCCATTTTGTGGAACTTGTATCACATATTCAAACTGGAAACCAAGGGAGGAACCAATGGGAAAGGAGCCAGTTATGAAAGACAGCGCAGGTAATTATAAAATATTGCGGGATTGTACGCTTGATACATTGATTGAAGATGGGAATTGTTTTGAAGCGGTTAAGTTTTATAGAAAAGCTTCTTTCCAAACTATTAGTAAGCATTTTAAACTATCAGTATTGTTTAAAGAATATCCAGAAATGGTAGAAAAAGCAATCCCTTATCTCACAGATGAAACACTACCAAAAGGCGCATATTTAAAAAAGATAGAGCGCAAGCCGGAACCGGGGGAGATTTGGAAGCTTGATGGTAATTTATGGTTTGTGGCTGAAAACGAGATTATGAAGTCAACGGCTGTAAAGTCAACAGGATGGCTGTGTTATTGTGTTGCAGATAGCGATAAAACCTTTATGAATTTTCAAGCTAATGGTTGGGAATACATCGGCAAGCTAAAGGACATGCTAAAGAAAACAGAAGCGGAATAGGGGGGAGGTATGAACAAAGATGTCGAAGAATTTCAAAATACCCTCTGGGGAATTGAAGAAAAAGTAACGGAATATTACGGAGAGAAGAAATGGGATACGCCGAGGAGTATTACGTTTGGTGATAAGGGTACGAAGGAGAATGATATTTGCATCGGGAAAAAGTTATTTTTAGATGGAAGCGTGACGATGAAGAAGATAAGTAACGGGTGGGAAGTTAAGATGCCGAGGTGGTTGGCGAGAAAGGAGGGGTTGGTGTGATATACTTATTTACAATAGATACGGCAGGGGGCAGTCTTTATTTTTATGATTGGTACTGCACGATAGCATAGGAGGGACTTATATAATGAAATTAAACAAAAAACAATTTCAATTCTCCTGGATGGTTGGGCAGCTGATTATTTTCTATTATCAAAATGGATATACGATTCAGCTTGGGGATGCGAGAGCGAAGACAGGACATAAGAAGGGGAGCTTTCACGGGTTGAGTTTGGCGATTGATATTAATTTGTTTAAGGATGGGAAGTATTTGAAGGATACGAAGGATCATTTGCTTGGGGGGGAGTTTTGGATGTCGATAGGAGGAAGTTGGGGAGGTTTGTGGGATGACGGGAATCATTATAGCTTGGGGGAGGGATAGGAAATGAGTTTATATGATTACGAAAAAAGCAGAGATATTAATCTTAAAGATTACAGTTTTACAGCTTTAATTATGGCAGCTATGAGAAAAGCTGATGATTTTAATTTAGCTATGTTAAAAGCGGAATTTCCGGATATACTTAATGAATTAAAAGCACGTTATAATGCTCCAGGTGGAAAATTAGAGGGGGAATAAAAAATGAAAATAAAAATGTGGTGTTTGGTTAATAGGAAGACGGGTAAGATTGTGAATGTTTAGGTAGAAGGTACTTCGTATGCAGTTGGGTTCGGTTCAAAAAAAGGATTGTTAGGTGTAATTGGTGAACCTGATCACGACGAAGAAATCCGGAAAATTGAGGTGGAGGTGTGATGGATGAAAAAATATAATATAATTTATGCTGATCCACCGTGGAGCTATAAAGATAAAAGAGATAAACATCCACGTATTTGTGGTGGTGCTTTATCACATTATCAAACAATGAATTTAGAAGATATTAAAAAACTAAATCTCCCAACAGATAATAATTGTATGCTATTTTTGTGGGCTACGTTTCCTAACATGCAAGAAGCATTAGATGTCATAAAAGCATGGGGTTTTACATATAAAACACTTGGTTTCAGTTGGATAAAAACAAATAAAAAGAACGGTAAACCATTTTTCGGGATTGGGTATTATACAAAATCTAACTGCGAAGTTTGTTTGATAGGTGTTAAAGGCAAGCCAATAAAGATAAGTAATTATGTTAGTAGTGTGATAATAGCTCCGAAAGAAACACACAGCAAGAAACCAGATTGTGTCCGTGATAAGATTGTTGAATTGTGTGGTGATATACCAAGGTTAGAAATGTTTGCGCGTCAAAAAACGGAAGGATGGGATGTGTGGGGGAATGAAGTTAATTTTATTGAAGTAAAAGAGATTAAATAATGACCTACCAAAAACAACACGTCCCTTCAGAGGGACCACTGGATGCAAAAGTCATCCTCATAGGAGAGAATCCCTGGGTGAATGAAGTGTCGAATGGGAGGCCATTTGCAGGACAAGCAGGGAATAAGTTAAAATTCTGGTGGCATGGGACCGGGTTGGATAGGACAAAGATGAGATTGATGAATTTATATCCTTACAAACCTCCGATAGATGATTTAGTATGTGTGGAAGTGGATGAATTGGGAGAGTGGGTTGGGAAGTTACATGAGAGGATTGGGAGGTTAGAGGAGCCGCATGTGCTTGTGCCGATGGGAAACTATGCTACATGGGCGTTGACAGGAAAGGGAAAGGTCAAGGCGGCGTTAAGGAATAAATTCACGCAGGTGGATGATGTAGGAGCGACTGAGGCTGAGAAAAAGGCGGGAATTGTTGATTTGCGCGGAAGTTTTTATCCTTATAAGGATGTGAATGGGAGAATTTTAAAAGTTATTCCAATGATTCATCCTAAAGAGGCGTTAAAATGGGATAAATGGGATAAGAGATGTAAGAATGATTGGGATAAGGTGGATAGGGAGAAGGAGTTTGGAGAAATAAGGGCGTTGGATAGAAAGCATGTTATTGACCCGAGTGAGGAGGAGGTTAGGCAGTTTACTGAGACTGTGGAGTATTGGGGGGAAGATGTCATATTATCGATTGATATTGAGAGTTGGGGAAACCAGCTTACATGCGTGGGATTTTCACATCGAAAGGATTGGAGTATTACGATTCCGACGTTCGGGAAGAAAGCAGATGTGTTCCTTCCTTATGTTAAGAGGTTGTGTGAGAGTGCGAGTGAGAAGGTGTTGTGTAATGGATTGTATGATTGGTATTGGTTGGATTATTATAATATACAACTTAGGAATTTCCGATGGGATGTGAGTTTGATGCATCATGCATTAGATGCGGCGGAGAGTCATAGTTTGAATTTCCTGGCGAGTATTTATTGTCCACATTATGTTTTTTGGAAGGATGAAGCGAAGGAAGCGGAAGAGATTATTAAATATGCGAAGAAATTGGATGCTCTTTGGGTGTATAATGGATTGGATTGTGTTTATACGAGGGAGTTGTATGATTTGTTGAAGGCGGATTTGGAAAGAGAAGGGATGTTGAATTTTTATCTCCAACATTATGCGGGGATGTTGGAGCCGTTATTAAGGACGACACGGCATGGATTTAGGGTGGATAAAGAAGCTCAGAAGACATGGGCTAAGAAGTTGAAGGGTGAGATGAAGGGGATACATGCGGAATTGAATAAAGAAGCGGGAGAAGAGCTGTTTGCTACTGAGGAGAAGGGGTATTTGAGGGAGCCAACATTAGAAGAGTGGAAAAGGTTATTCAATTGGTCACAACCACAAAAAGACGCATTAGATATGCAATGGATGAAAGATTTCTACTCTCAACCACCAAAAAGTAAAGAAATTGATCGTGAAGTTCGTAAGGAACTTGGATATATAATGTCCGGGAAGAATGCCGGGAAGATCCGGGATAAAAAGACAATAGTGAAGAAAGATTTCTCCAATGCAAAGTTGATGGAGTTTTTCTATGAGACGTTGGAGTTGCCAAAGCAGTATAAGTTGAGAAATGGGAAGAGTGGGAGGAAAAGGACGGTATGTTTGGATGAGGGGGCGATTAGGAAGTTGACGGCAAAATGGCCTAATAAGATAGAAAATTGGGGGAATTTGTTATTAGCACATAGGGAGAAGAAGAAAGAAGCGGATTATTTAAAGGGGGCATGGGATAAGGATGGGAGGATCAGGTGCGGGTATGGGATGTTGACTGAGGCAGGGAGGTTGAAGAGTCATAAGAATCCTATGAGGAGAGGGTTTAATTTGCAGAATATTAAGAGGTGATATTTATGGGTACAATTACCGTACATACAACAGATGAAGCATTTATTTTAAGGGGGGTTAGAAAGATTATTAGGAAGGATGCAAGGTATAAAGGACTACTTTTTTCTTTAGTAGATATACACCAAAGTACAGAAAACTATATAAAATATTTAAAGAAAACAAACAAAAGCTTAAAAAAACAAACTAAGGATCTTACAAGGTGATGGGGATGGACGATAAAGAAATCATAACCTTCAACTGGTGTCCTGATTGTGGAATTGATATGGATAAGGAAGGGGTAGAGAGAGAGAAGTGCATCCATTGTGGGGAAGGGTATTGTGTGAGGTGTGTTAAGGAACATGAGAGTATGTGTGTAGAGAATGCGAGGAATGATTGGACGAGGGGGTATTGAAGGATGTTTGATAAATGGATAGGATGGTTGATTGAAGCTTCCTTGGATGAAGATAAGTGGTTAATATCAGTTGATAGTGTTTATATTCGTTCAAGGTTATGGTGGTCTGTTTATTGGAGAAAAAAGACGAGGAGTGATTATTGATGAAAATATTAAGAGTATTAGAATATGAGGGAACCGAAGAGTTTATTTCAAGTTGTTTAAAGAATAGAGCTATACGTAATAGATATGAAGTTGGAAACGGAATTATACGTGAAGCAATTCTTGGTGGTACTGATGAAGTTTTAAGTCAAATGGAGAATGAAAAAAGTATTATACCCTTAGATGAAAAAGTATTTTTTAGGTTTTTAAATGGAGAAAGACTTGTTAAAATTGCTAAAGATTTAGATGTATCTTTACCTGCTATAAGAAAAAGAGTATTGCGTTATTGTGGGAGAAAGGGGCTTAATTATGATAGAATTAAAATCAATTCGCGAAACCTTCCTCCCCGATGAAGGCTGCGTTATGGTACGCTGTGACCTTGCACAAGTAGAGCATAGGATAGGTTTAATGTATTGTGGGACGGAAAGGTTGATACCTTTAGCGAATGTCCGGCCTGAGACATATGATGCTTTCACGGAAGGAGCGAAAGCGATTTTCGGGGTTGTGAAGGTTGAAAAGCAAATGAGATATCTGACGAAAAAGGTATTTCATGCGAGTTGGCGACAAATGGGCGGGGAGAAGATGAGTGAGAGTATTTCGAAGGATACCGATGGAGGGTTGTTTGTTCCTGCCAGGAAATGTCAGACTTTGATAAATAAGCATTTACAGAATTTTCATGAGATTGAGGAAATTTTCTTTCCTTGGGTGAGGGAGAGGGTTAGAAATGATGGGGTGTTAGTGAATTCCTGGGGGAGAAGGATGGATTTGAAGCATTGGAGGATAGATGATGATCTTTATAGGAAAGCATATTCTTTTTATATGCAATCAGATGCGGCAGATTGGACTAATCAGTATGGATTTGTACCGGGGCATTGGTGGATGATGGAGAGGTATGGGAGGCCGTTGAATGCACAGGTTCATGATGAGGTGATTGCGAGTGTGCCTTTTGAGGATGCTTGGGAGTTTGCAGATTTTATTGTGAAAAGTATGGAGCAGAGAAGGGAAATTCCAAAAGGAAGTGGGAATTATTTGACGGTTCCGGCAGGGATTACCGTGGGAAGAAGTTGGGGGGATCAGAAAGGAGTGGAGTTTAAGAGGTTAGAGGAGAGGGAGGAGTTTTATTTGAAATTATATAAGGAGGGGTTTTATGGATCTTAATAGCAGGTGTACAGGACGAACAACAAAAATGTTAATTGAATTAGCTTCTTATATTCATGAAAACTGGAATACATATAAAATTATTAGTTTCAGTTCTCATAGTTTAGTGTATTCTTTTAAGCTTATAGAAAGAATCCTTCCTGTTTTACCTGGATATAAAAGAATAAATAAATACCATTTTGAATTCGGTAAAGTTCATTTATTTATTTATTAAAACAAGAGAAGATCAATGTCTCGGATCACCGAGAAAAAAACTTCTTGATATGGATTTTGACGATCATTATATAAGGGAGATTTTAAATGGTGGCGATATTGGATAAAAAAGAAACAAACAAACAGGCACAGGATATTTTGAAGAATTTCACTCCGGATGAGAAGGCATTTGCGGAGGCATTCGCAACAATGAAGATTGAAAATAAGATGCTGACAAGGCAGCTTGTAACTTTAAAAGAAGCGTATGAAGAAATATGGCAATTGGCGGTGGTTGTGTTGGATATTGTGCAGAAGGATGACCCGGAAGGATTAAGGTTGCATGTGAGTCAGTTGAAGAGGTTTAAGGAAGAGTATAGGATAGATAGGAAAGTGGATGGGGAGGATGTTGTTTTTAAATTACTGACTGTGGGGGATTAGGGACATGAAAATATTAAGAGTATTAGAATATGAGGGAACAGCAGAATTTATTGCAAATAGCCTTAAAAATCGGAGTGTGAAAGTTAGGTATGAAATACCTGATGGTGTAATACGGGAAGCAATTCTTGGAACTTTTGAGGATCTTTTTTTACAATTTACAAAAGAAAATTGTGATGTTTGTAATTATCCACATTCAATGTGTATTTGTGAAGGAGGTGGGATATGAAAGTATTAAAAGCTGCACAAGTTTTAAGGGATTTTTATGATAAGAATAGGGCTGTTGGACATACTCAATTACTCCAACAAGGTATTGAAAAAGGTATTGAAGATAAAGAGTTTTTAGTTTTAGGTGCTCATGAGCACCAAGCAAGAATGCTTTGTAAAAGTAATAAGGAGCGAGCAATTCCTGTTTCAATTGAAAACTTGGGTATGAAATTGAAAGCAAAGAAGCTCCCTCTTGCCATTGATAATTCTTTTATGCATCAGTTTACCAGAGAGGTTGCTAAAGAACTTGAAGAATATAAAGAATTAAAACGCGAAGTGGTAGAACTGATTAAAGTATTTCAACCTAAGTTTAAGGAGTTCGACAATGAGGATTAAAAAATGCCAAAAATCATCTACCCCGCTCTTCAACATACCACTGACTTCTTCGAACTCTATCAATACATCTGCGGAATTAGTGAGATTCCTTCCGAATATCACTTCTGGTCATCACTTAGCATAGTCGCTGCATTAGCGGAAGATCATATCTGGTTTGAAAAATTCAAAGGAGAAAAGTTATACCCTAATCTTTATATGATATTAGTTGGGCCGAGTGGGTTAGGTAAGGGGGGAGCAATTAGCCAGGCTATCCGAGTGGCAGATAGCGCGGTGTATGTTAATCGGTATAGAGGGAAGCTGACGTATGCTCATTTAATAGATAAACTCGGGAAGGCCAGTAAGGATGAATGGGGGAGGTTGGTTATAGCGAATCCGAGATTGTTTCTGGTTGCAGATGAATTGAGGAATTCGGTTGGTACGAATCAGCAGTTGGTTACGGAGTTGATTGCCTTGTTGACTGAGTTATATACAGCGAGTGGATATACTTTACAAACAGGAACCAGGACGCATGGAAGTATTGATATTACAAATCCTGTGGTTAATTGTTTGTTTGGGAGTACGGAGGACTGGTTGAGGTTTGTTATTACAAAGGATATTGCTCAGTCAGGATTCACGGCAAGAACTTGTTTTGTGTTCGGGAAATATGATTTTGAAAAGAAATGTCCGAGGATTATTTATCCGGATGATTATGAGGAAGTGTATGAGCATATTAAATGGCGACTCTGGATGATGCAGAATATCCGGGGGAGATGCGTGATGACGAGTAAGGCGGAGGCATTGGAAGATGAGTGGTATATTACAAGGCCAAATCCGAGTGAGGAGGCGTTGTATTCTACATGGAAAAGAAATCATGATTTGATGTTGAAATTTGCTATGTTGATGTCGTTGGCTGATAAAGGGGATTTGGTAATATGTCATAGGCATTTAAAGAATGCTAAAGATATGGTGGATGTGGTTAACGGGCATACGATGAAGTTGATTGAGATGGCAAATGAGACGTGGGAGACGAAGCCGAGTAATGATATTATAGATTATATAAAAGAGAAGGGGAAGGTTAAGCACTCGGATGCGCTAAGATATTTCAGAACAAAAAAGGGAATGAACGCGAGCAGGTTTAAGGCTGCGGTATGGGATTTGAAACAGGAAGGGTTGGTGGAATTTGGGAAGAGTAAGACAGGTGGTGTGGTTTATACTTTAGCTATGAGGGGGAGGTTTTAAGCAAATCCTGCTTTAACGGCGACTCCGAGGATTAGAGAAACAAGTACAGCAATAAACCACCAAGCGCGTTTTATAGAGGCTGTGTTAACAGAACATTGAGCAACAAGTCCGTCTTTGCCTCCTAAAATATTGAATATTTCTTTTACAGTACCTTTTATCTCCTTAATATCATCCTTACTTTCTTCTATTTTATACTCATTGAGTTCCTTGTTCATGTGAGACTCCTTTAGAACATGAGAGGGTTAGGTCGGCGTGGTTCTTGTGGTACCTGCATGATATCAATTTCTTCTTTCGGATCTTCAAGAAAAGGTAATCCGAGTGCAAACATTCTTGCACCCATTCGTTTTGCTGTTTCTTCTGTAAATTGTTGATTGTTAAAGGACTTTGCAAAATCTCGTGCTATATCCGGATCATACAATGCCTCCCTCATCATATCATTCATATTTATACGAGCGCGTCCGTAGAGGATAGATTTACCCATCTCAAATACTAAATAAGATTTTGAAAGTCGTCCTGTTTTAAGGGCATAAAGACGTGATCCTGCCTGGGGAAATCCCATCCCAAATGCAGCTTCGAGTTGTTCCAAAGGAGCAGGGATGTGGGCGATACCTTTTGGATGTTTTATTGTTTCTGTTATTGCTCGGGCGTAGACAACATCTCCCATGTGGGTGATATGTTCAGGAGTGAATACTTTTATGAGTGATTTTACGTTATCGGTGTAAAATTTCAATGTCTCAACAGATGTGCCGCTTGACATTTTATCCCATATGTTGCGTTGAAGTCCTGTGAGAGCTTCTTTATCTCGGCGGATCGAATTTACTAGAGTGGACATTTTTTTAGGGTTTTTTAACGCGGCAGTTATAACTTGATCAGCTGTTTGATCTCCAATAGCGAATTTTTCCAGTTGTTTTGCAAGTGAGTTATTTTCAATTCGTCGAGCTCGTTTACCGAGTTGGATCTGGCGATCAGTTAAGATTCGTTGAGTGGATTCAAGTACGCCGACTTTTTGATTAATAGAGGGAAGTTCCTTCAATACCGGATCTTTTTTTCTTCTCCAGTTTGCGAGTTTTTTATCGTCAATTATCCCCTCTGGTGCGACATTAGCGCGGAGGTCGTCAAGGACAGAATTTTCTAAATTCGCCATCATGTTAGGATCATCAGCGAAGATTGTGTTGTATTGGCGAGCAGCGGATTGATTATCGAGAAAGAGTTGGGCGGTTGATTCGTCGCGGGTGCGAAAGAATCCTGTACCGTCTTTGTTACGTGCTTGAAACATTGCACCGCTTTCGAAAGGAATAATATACTCATCATAGTATGTTTTGCGGAAACTTTTCCAATCCTCTCCAAGTGTGCCTCCTACATCATCAAAAAAATCATCTACATCTTTTTTTAGGAGATTGAGAGTGCGAACTTTCCCTCTTTTGGGGTTGGAAGAAGCTAATTCATCCATGATATCATCGTTGATGTTTTCACGGATTGCTTTGATGTCTTGGAATGTGGTTAGGTCGGCTTCGTCATTGATTATTTGTTTTAAAATTTCCGGATAATTTTCTTTCGATCCACGGAAACGACTCTTTGGCGCATAGGCTTCTTCGAGTTGTTTTTGAAATACCTTGAATTCTCCGGTAAATTCTGCGTCGGCAATATTGAGGTCTTGGGCGTGGGCAGACATTTCAGCACTACGGACTGATCGAGCTTCTGAGATGCCATCTCGGAGAGCTTGTCCATTTTGGATTTTATCGATAGTTGGGAGGTTGTTTGCGAGGTCTTCCTTTTTTTGGACAACTTTGCCTGCGACTTTTTCTATTTTAGCTCCGATGGTGCGAAAGCGTTTATCGGACTCATTTACAACATATTCTATGCCGGTATCTACATCATTGAAAGGTTTACGAGCGAAGTCAGTTATTGCTTTGTCGTTTGTTTCTCTTCGGGCAATTGATTCATCGAGGAATTTCCCGGTTGCCTGGTCTTCTATGAATTCTTGTTGTAGGAGAAGAGCTTTATTCTTGGATGCCTCTGCTATTGAAGGTTTGAAGCCGGGGATTTTTTCGGAAAGGCGTTCCGCTTCTTGAATTTGCTGACGTGTTTTGTCGTCCATGTTGGAACCGATGATTTTACTCACAACGGCCTTGGATGCCTTTGTTTGACCTTTGGTTGAAAAGCGGCTCGTCAGGCGGCGGGTAAGTCGGGCGATCCAAGCTGTAGGAGTTTGGGCGAGGAGGGTTGGGGCGATGCCTCCAACGATTTGTCCTGTTGTTTCGGCTACTTGGGACTCAGGGAATTCTTCTTGGGCTATTCCGGCTCCAACACCTGCTCCAACTGCGGCTGCTGTCTCTCCTGCGGTTGTAGCAAGAGGGGCCTTTGAGATTGGGTCAAGAAGGGTTTTACGGACAAAACCTTTACCTGTTTCTGTGGCAACGACAGCACCTCGTGCGGCTCGGAGCATTCCTCCCATGATAGGGACGGTTGCACCGAGTTCTTGACCTGCTCGACTTACAACGCGACCAACAGGGGTATCTGGGCCTTTAACGAATAAGTCACCTTTAATAGGGTAGTTACTTATAGGAAGTCTAAGAGGGCTTCCAGGTATCGTTGTAAGTTTACCTGCTTGACGTTGGAGCCATTTGCTTCCCATAAATTGTTCTTCTCTATCGAGACCGATAACGGAAAGAAGAGCATTAGTAAGATCAACAGGAGCCCCTATTGTTTGAGTAAGGCCGAGGTTGAAGCCGCCCCCGAAGCCGAATGTGAGGTCGGAAATATTTGATTTAGGCTCGGCATCTCCAAATTCAGCAAAAGAATCCGCTTCAGTTATAGGATCGTCTACATCTTTAAATTCGTTAAAGTCACCCATTATCTTACCTTTAATTTTCCATCAGGAGTGGTAAAGTGTGTTCCTGGTTTGAGGGCTCGGGCCTCCTCTACGGATTGAACGCGGATTGGTGCGCCGAGAGTTACAAGGAAGTTTTCTATGTTATTTGACGCTTCGAGTGCGTCTTGTCGGGCGGTTACAGGGAGGGAGGTGTCTCGGGAAGCGCGGCGTTCATCAAGAACGCGTTGGCGTAGGAAGCCGTCGATTGCAATTATACGATTACGCATGAGCTTTGGGTTATCGAAGATAGCTGGTGCGAGTTGAATCTCATCTCGAAGGCGGTTGATTTCACCTACCGGAAAACGGGGGTTGATGGAGAGGGCTCGGATTAGGTTATTTTGGGCGGCTGTGACGAATTGACGTGCCTGAGCTGTGGCTTCAGCGACGGGGAGTCCGACGGCTCCTGTAACGGTTGAGATAGCTTGCATAGCAGCGGATTTCGGGCCGGTAGCGAGATCGGTTAGGTTCCAGACTGTTATTGGAGGACGGGCAGGGTTAGGTTTTTCATCGGTGGCCCCTGCTTGCGCTGAAAGTGCTTTTTCTGTGTTGTTTACGGTGTCTACGATTGTTTTTTCTCCTGTGACGGGACTTTGCATTATTTTTAAAGTACCAAGAGCAATTCCAGTGGCATCTTCAGTTGTTATGCTTGGGAAAGTGCTTTGGAGAGTGTCGATTGTACGTTGGTGCTCAGAGATTTTCTCTGCTTCCTGGGCGGCTTTAACTTTACCTGCCTGGGATACTTCTTCAGCTGGTGTAAGTTGAGTTTGACCGAGAGTGTGTGTGCCGATTTCCTTTCCAAGAGCATCAATTCCAGTGATTTTCGTGATTCCTGTTTTGACATTGGTGGAGGTTTTGAAGGTGTTGGCTCCAAGGGTTATAAGGATGGCAGCTTGCTTTTTGTCTTCTTTAGGAAGATTGTCGAATGTTTTGAGTTTAAGGTCATCAAGAGTCCGACGTGCTATATGGAGACTTGGTTTGCCGGTGCTGCCGATTGTGATGTCCCGGACGATAAAATCTCCTTCACGGCGTGGTTCTGATATGGGGGTGGGGGATAGATTTGGTGAAGGTTGAGGAGGACCGCCATCTTTAGGAAGCATTACATTTGGTTCATCAAGTACAGTTTTATCACCAAAGATATCAGCATCAACTGGTAAAGTTTCTTTTTGAGGGGTGGAAATAGGTGGCATACCAGGAGAAGCTCCAACAGGTGCAGGAGCGTTTCCGCTTCCTGCCATCATGGTACCCATTATATTATTAACAAAATCAGCCTGTTGCTTTTCTCTCTTTTCTGTCTCTGTTTCTATTCCTGCCGCTGCATCATACACATCCATACCAATACCGAGGCGTTTAGCAATTGGACGATATCTATTAAGGCTTTCAGTATCGTTTTCTTTAGCTGCCGCTTCAATAAATTTAGTAACTGCGGTGATTTCTCTTTTTGTGGCAGGGTCTTCTTGCTCTTTTCCGCCTCCTTGCCTCGCCCCACTCATCGCAGAAGATAATAATTGTTGTAACATTGACATTTTTTAGGCTCCTTGTTATTAAGAACTTATCCCTAAAGCTCCACCTTTTTCTTTGCCTTTTGAACGAGTTGTAGTTGATCCTGGAATAGCTCCTGCATAGGCACCCGCAGTTGTTTTTGTCTGTTCTTGAAGAAACCCTGAAATTAAATCCATAAAAGCTTGCATCATTTGAGATTGTGTATCTGAAGCTGCAATATTACCTTCAAGGCCGGTTTGTGCAAGTATCATTTCACCGAAGGGGGTTCCTGCCAGGCCGGTTTGAGCAAGGCGTTCTGTTGTTCCTGTTAAAGCGGTGCTTCCTGCTCGACGAGTTTGTTCGACTGCCTGAGACATGATAGGGATATTCGCACCTCTTCCCATAAGAGCTTCAAAGAGTTGGGCTATGAAACTTGTTCTTAATGGTGTGGTTTCATGTTGCAGTTGGTCTGCAAAAGTTGTAAGTCCACTTGCAGCGGGGCTAGTTGTTTCTTCCTTACCGCTGGAACCTGTGCTTCCGAGTGATATTCCAACACCCATATTTTTTCTCCTTTTTTATATGTTTTTTGTAATATTGTATTCTATTTTCCTGTGAAAGTCAAGAATCTCAAGTTGTTCTAAATTATCCATTATCGAGTCCTTTTGGTATATGTTTTTCTATTATTATTTCATGTAATTCGAAGGGTGCTGTGCAATTTCCTTCTATTCGGATGCCGATTTTGTTCGCGGTGATGCCTATGGGGATTTCGATGAGGGATCTAGAAGCTGATTGGACTTTTCCTATGACAGTTTCAGTATTATCATGGATGAGAGTGATAGTGTATATTACTGAAGTTGTTAGAATATCAAGAATTATATATTGAAGAATACTGCTTTTATGATCATCTGGTTTAAAATGAGGAAATTCAAGAGAGATAGGGAAGGAGGAGTTATTATCTTTAAGAATTCCTTCTTTCTCATATTCTACCATTTCAGAAGAGAGGGTTGTGGCAATTTGTTTTGTCTCTTTATTATAGAATATTGCGTTGAATCCTACACCAAGATCACGCCAACGGTTGCGGCCTGTGTCGAAGGCAATAGATTGGGAGCCGTCTGTTATGATATACTCATCCCGGCAGTAGGCAGCGACTGTTGATGTGAAGGAGGTAAGATCGCCTCGGGATTCCCCGCGAAAGATACGCTCAACGGAACCAGGTTTTACGATTGTGGATTGGGTTCCGTTGAAGAGGCGGATACCGTCAGAAGCTTCATAGAAGATACCATTAGGGGTTGGGACTACTGAATCGGGGTTGGTAGTTCCAGGGCATCCTTTTATACGGCGAGAGATGTAGGGGTTTGTGCCGTTTATGAGAAATATGCCGGACTCTGAAAAGGCACAAAGTTGAGTTTGAAAAGCTGTTATAGTCTGTATAGGATCGTCGTCTGAAGATACTTCCACAAAACCTTGGATAGATTCAGCGCGGCCTATTGGGGAGTAGAAGACACGACCACGTTGGCCTGATTGAGAGGATGTGATCCAAAACATTGAAGCGTTATGAGGACCGAAACATTTTGTGAGGTAGTCAAAGGGTTGGAGGTTGTCAGTGGGGAGTTCAACGGAAGAAAGGGAGTCAGTTCCGTCGTCTGTGTAAGTCCCTGTTCCTGTATCTATTTCAGTAAGGAGAAAAAAAGCATTCCCATCTACAACTGTACGCCAGATTTCTATTTTATCTATTTGAGAGTCAATTCCTGAACCATCAGGCATTCCAGTAATTACGTTATATTGGAAAAAAGTTGTAGCTGAAACAGTTGTACTTCCGTTTGATCGGTGGCCTGTTGTGGAATTTTTGTATGTTATTTTATATTGATAAGTTCCATTTGTAAGGAGGTCAGTTGAGGCAGTATATTGAACGTAGCCAGCAGCTTTTGTATCAGGATCGGTTCCGTCTGTAAGTCGTACATAGATTGTATTATAACCAAGGGTGTCGTTATCCCCGTATCCATAACCGGGAACGGGCAAGGAACTAAGAGCTCCAAAAGCTATTGAGATGGAATTTTCAAGTACATTTGTAGGGGTGGGAAGTGATGGATCTCCACCAGCTGCAAGTTCACAATAATACTCATCTGTTCCAAGAGCTGAAAGTGTCCATTTATAAGTTGCACTTCGAATTGAAATATATACAGGATTGGTTGCTGTTACGTTAAAAAATCCAGAAACAGGGGGGAGAAATCCCCAATCTGTGACGTTTCCGGAAGAATCGGATTTGAAAAGTTCTCCGCCTCCAGCGACGAAGAGATAATCGGGAATTCCGGCAGTGGGGGGCATTTTTGAGAAGGAAAGGCGGTTTCCGTTGAGGCCAGTTTTTATTGACGCAGCTGCTCGGTATAATTTAGTAGATACACCTGAAAAATAAACATCACCGAAATAGAAGATAGAATGGGCATCGAGATCAAAGAGAAGTGATGAACCATCTCGAGAACGTACAGAGCCGAGAGAAAGAGGGTGAATGCCCCGGTAACGGAAGCAGGAGCCTTCCGGGAGTTTGTCGAGGGAAGGTCCGAGGATAAGGCCGGTGTCGAAGTTATTTATATTCATTTTTTACCTTTATGCATAAAAATCAAGTGTTTTATCTTTTTTTATATTCTATTTATTCTTATGTTAGTTCCCGCTGATGTGAAGTTGTTTGTGTTTGATAAATTCTGTGCGACAAAAGATAGTTTTTGTCCTGCCGTTAAGCTTAGGTAAAATCCTCCCCCCATATTTCCTCTGTCTGTTGTATTAGCGAATTTTCTTGATGGTTTTCCTTTATTAACTAATTGGTCGTCTATAACTGCTGTAAATTCAAATGAAGCAGATCCTACTGACCCATTCCCAGAAAACCAGCCGTTAAAATTATATATCCCATCGACTGGTACTTCTAGATTATCTCCTACAATAGCAAAACCTGTACCATCTCCGGTAAACGCGGCTGTTACATCAAAATGAGTGGTGTCGGCTACTGCTGTTATCATGTGCTGTATATCATATCCGGTTCCACCCACAAATGAAGTCGGGTCGCCTACATCAAACCCATGTGGTGCATCTGTTTCAATGGTAATATCCGATCCATTTTGAACAATTGAGATAATTGTTGCTATCCCTCCCTCATCTCTAATAAAATCGCTACATTCCCCCTCAGTTAACCCAAACGCAGGATGCCAAACATCTTTTGTAATTATTGTAATCGTTCTTTCTTCATCAATATATGCTTCACAATAGTATTTTTGATTACGGACACCACTTACAGTTGAATCGCCTGTTATAGTAGTATCTTGATTAAGCCTAATCCCTATATCTGCATCAAAATCAAGATATCCATCATCTTTAGATTGAATAAATATGTCGGCATCTCTAAATATTATTTTGCCACTTGTCGGTATAAAAAGATTTGCAAAAATAGGACTTGCACCAGTGTGAATATCTTGAGGAAGTGAGAGTTTTACCTTTCCTCCTGAGATGCTTGCTACTAAAACTTGATTTAATGTTTGAGTAATAAAATTTGTTAAATCAAGAACTGAAGCGAGTTTGATATCATCATCTGTCTGGACAATCCGGTTTACAACTAAATCTGCTTCACCTTTTTCAACAATTTGATCGAAGTTTGGAGCATCTAAACCATCTGAGGCCGTTTTGACGTTCGTGAGTTTTGTGTTATTAAGAGAGATATCATCTCCATCATTTGACATATGATTCAAACGGATAGAGAGGTCTTGAAAAATATTATTAAGCTCGGTAATTACACTTTTAAGATCAGGAGATTGGGATATTTCGTAGAATTCTCTTGGCATTAGGAACCTGCGAAAGCATATAGAAGTTTAGAAAGTTCCTGGCAGATAGCGGAGAATTCTTGATCTTCATGGTCAGAGGGGTAGGAGAATTCTCGAAATAAGGTGTCGAAAGATATCGGAAGGGAGTAGAATTCCGGGATATGGGATTCTCGATTATCAGAGTAGATAAGGACAAGAGAGTCATCAGGGAAGTCCTCTCCCCAGGGTTCGCCATGGATAGGTATAAGAGGGTCAGATGTGAAATCAGGTTCAGGGTAGAGACGGTATGAGCGGGCTGTTATGATGTCTTGGGTATATGCAAGAGGATCACCGGAATCTGTTCGCCATGTTTTCGAGTATGCTTCGAGGTCGATTTCCGAGGCTTGAGAAAGAAGTTCATCAAACATTATAAGATAGATGGCTTTAAGCATATCAGTTTCAAAGGTATATTCAGATGTCCCGGAGGTAATTGCTTTAATTTTAGATTGAACAAAAGGAGGCGAAGGACGAATACCGAGTTCGTAAAATACATCATTTATAAAAGTATCAATAGTATCAGTTTCACTTAACTGAAGAGCGAGAGATTTCGCGAGTGTGAGTATTTCATCTCTTGTCATGATAAGATACCTCGTTTTTGGAAGAGTTGGATTATTTCCTTGAGGCGTTTTGGAGAGGTCTTAACCTGACGGAAACGAGCGAGGAGGACAAGTTCAGCGAGATTAAGAGCTACATCGATGTCCTCAGAAGGGAGTTCGGAGGCAGTGTTGTAAGAAGCTTCGAAGTCAGTTTGGAGAGTGAGGAGTTTGACATATCGGATAGTAACGGAGGATGCAGCCGCCTGGCCTGGATAGAGGATTAGGATATCATGACCAATTTGATGCCATGCTTCGAAGCGAGTGCCTGTTATGTTGCGGAACCAGGTAGGCTCGAAGGCTGAAAGGTCGCCAAGAGTTTTACAAAGAAAGAGTTCGCGGTTGGATTCGAGGACTGAGACTATATTTGCTGCGTCGGGGATCTCATCTCGATAGTTGAAAAGTAGTTTTTCTTTTGGGGTTGTAAGGGAGGTAGAGGATATTACTTTACGGAGCTTGATGTTGGTGAGTTGTTCACAATAAGTGTATATTTTTGTAGCGAAATCCGGATTAATAGCAAGGCCACCTTCCTGGCGTACTCGCCGCATGAGGATTTCGACTGTTGGGCCGATTTTTCTGGACATTTTTTCATCTCTTTTCTTTAAAGACTTCTATAATTATCAAATACATAATCATGTGCTGTTCGTTGATCACGTCTACGACCTTGAGAAGTTCGGAACATTGTAAGGATGAAGGTTATATCATCGGAGCCCCGAGAGGTACGGATCGCGTCTTTTATTACCTTTTTCCAAATGGTTCGTTGTCGAGCTTCATCGTTTGACCAGGAGTTTGCGGCTTCTATTTGGAGGTTACGTCGAGCAGCTGCTTTTTCATATCGATAGAGGTCAATCAGGACCCCTTCCTTGAGAGTGTAAGGATCAATTACAGCAGGGATAGTTGAGTTAGCCGTTAAAGTCGATGGCAAATTCCAATAGATATAATGAATAATCTCACTCTCTTCAGGTGGAGGGTAGATTTCGTATATGAGATTGTTGGAGGAGTCCGTACCGACCTGGGCAACGTGAGTTGGAATGTTACCTACAAGTGTTCTACCTGGAAACATCAGAGAAAGGGAGTCATAATCAATCAATGCAAGAGATTCTCGAAGACGTGTATGGTAGAAATCGCCTACCCAACGGGCGTTTGAGATGAGAGGATGGTGGCGTTTTACAATTTTGTAGGAACCTTCGGATATATCATCTTCTGCGAATTCAGATTCAAGTACAAGGTTAGTTTCGTCAGTTATTGAGGCAATTTGATACCAAGCTGATTGAGCGCGGAAATAGTAATATTCTTGATCTCCAGAAGATATCTCTGTCTCGAAGGTTGTTCCGACACCGACAACAGCTGTCGAGCCGCGAGTTACTGTGATTGTGCCGGAATCTATTGGGGCAGGAAGGGACAACTCACCAAGTTGGCGAAGGTGACGGAATTTGACTCTGGCAACCATTTCTTTATAACGATTATCGACCCATTTCCAAACGGCAGGTGCACCGGAGTCCGTAGCGATTGAAGCGATTATGTCTCGGGTAAGCTCGTCTACGGTTGCCATTTAGTTGCCTTCAAGTTTTCGTAGCTTGTCTAACTGCTTCCTTAACGCCCTACTTCCTTTAATTTTTTTAGAGGCTATGTCTTTCATTCCTGTTCTTCCCCTTGTTTTTTTAAGTCTTTTCTTAATATCTTTTATGGGGTCTTCTGCACTCGCATATTTTTTAAGTTTTTTATTTCTCCGTTCACGTTTAAATTTCTTAATCCTACTTTCAGTAGACTCTCCAGGCATACCGTTCTTTTTATCTTTCCCTTCAGAAAGATCCATTGAGGATTTTAATAACCGTTTCAGCATAGCCATTTTATCGCCTTTTATTCATTCGATGCGTTTGAATCCCTACTTTACGTGGTATTTCCTCCCGATCCGTCGAAGCATAACCTTCAAGTTGGGAAGTTGAGAGAGTCTTATCATTAAAAAGAAGTCTCGAAGCTCCCTTTAAATCCTCCTTTGGAATCTTACCTTTTCGAGCTTCAAGAGCAATTTCGAAAGCTGTTTGCTGTTTTTCACTTTTTTCCGGCATCTTTGGTTTTTCCTTTCTTTTTCACTTCCACCGTATCATCAGGATCACCAATCAAACCATCCGGATCTTTCAATTGAGCAACAAAAATTGCAACCGTACTACGATTTTTCGTTGGAACTTCATCGAGTTGTAAACTACCCGACATGACCATATTTGCTAATTTCTTTGGATCTTCATTAAGTAAATTCACTTTAATTCCCCCTTTATCTTACACCGCTTATTAAATTAGCTTTAACCATACTGTTATCAGAACCATGAACCTTTTTTATCTTCCGTTCCAAAAAGGCTGCTTTATCAGCATCTTCTTCGTTTCTGAAGGAAGTCGTACCCCATTTGTCTTGAATTACTCTATCAACACGAGTACGGGTTTTGCCTTTTGGTTTGGCATCTTTTATGATTACCGTAATTCCCATTAAGCTTCCTCTCCAGGCATCGTTTCTTCTTTCTCATCGCGTAACCATCCCCAAGGTGCAATTCCCAATCCCACACAAGAAGGACAATCAATCTGAGTACTATCAGGCCGGTTATTTTGACTTTGAATTGAACCAGAAGGATCTCGATACTGAATACCTGTACCAGAACAGTCCCGACAATCTCGGTATATTCTCTGGCCTGCTTGCATAACAGCCTCCTTTTAAGTCAGTATTGTATCAGCACCATAACAATTTGAGTTAAGTACTGTACCAACTAAACCCATACAAACGGCTTCGTCAGCAGTATCATGTGCGAATCTACAATCTGAAACAATACCTGTACCAGCAGTACCAACAAATTGAATAAAAATATTAGGTGCTCCGCCAGTAGGTAATGCATGATTGAATCTGCAATTGTCAATTACTATGTTTTTACAATCAGAGACTCGAATATCATTGGCCCAATCGGATGCCTGACCCCAAAAGTCACAGTCACGAATCATAGACGCTCTTATTGCCTGTAAAGCAGAGCCTAATACGACCCCAACCCCACCTTCCTGAAAGATGCAATGTTGAATTGTCGCCCAATGAACCGAATCAAGATGGACGGAACCATAAGGAGCGGCAGTATCGACAAAATCCTTAAAGCCGCAGTTACTTATCGTGAGTCCGTAAACTTCATTATTAGCAGCATTGGTTGCTCCGATACCGCCTCCGAGTGAGCCCGTGATAGCTTTCACCATTACGTTCTCGATAGAAACTCCAGGAGCCTGAACTAGAATCGTTGCAGCCGTACTCCCCACATCAGGTTCAATAGCGCATTGAATATTCGCGCCCCATCCTCTTCTACCTCCGCCGCCTGTACCAATTAAACTCAAACCAAGCAAGGCATTATCGATAATCACACTACCGGAATAATACCCATGCGTGTGATATGCACCAACTGCGATTGCGCGAGGTCGTAAGAAGATAGTATCTTGAAGTCCAGCAGCATCAACAGCTTCTTGAATTGTTTTTTTCGCTTTCTCTGGGGCATTCCCTTCATTGCCCGCCAATCCTTCAATATCATCAACATACCACACATCATTGCCAAACCAACCAGCATATCTGTTGTTCGAAACTGGTACGCCACCAAACTCTTTTACTTGATCACCAAAAGTCGTCATGATACTTTTCTCCTTTGCCCTGTCCCTTTCGGTTCACCGATACGAGGATTCAGCAACAGCGGCACTTTTATGGCGTAGGAAGTTACGCCCTCGTAAAAAGCTCCTACGCAAATAAGATTAATTAACCTGTTGAACCATCTGCACCCCTCCATGCGCCGTAACCGGATACGTGGCGTTGGTAGGTGGTGGCAATTGCGTTTTTGGTAAAAGGGTCATCAAACATATCGAAGATCGGATAATCTCTCCAAAGGAAATTCAAGTCATGGACACCTTTCGCACCTAAAAGAAACCAATACGTTGAAGTAGTAAGATAATGAGATACCATAAAGGAAAGATCATCATCTACCAGAGCATTGATTTCGTTATTCGCTGTATAAGGTTTCCCGGAACTTCCAAGGATTTCCCGAGCTGTAAATTTATTAGCGGATGCAACAACCGCCATCACAGGGGCCATGAGCCGCGGGAGGTTACGTTCATCTGTCTGATCTTCGAAACGGGTTATGGAATTCTGAATACCCGTAATTGACAAACCAATATCAGGATTCGGACGGTTTGCGCGATCTGTACCGTCGAGACCGGTATGGCCTGTTGAGCAAAGAGATTCAGCAGATGTAAAACCGACGAATGAAGTAGAAAAAGCATTATTAAGAACACTCCACGCAGATACTTCTTCCCGGTTACGTCCGGCTGTTGCGAGGCAACGAACCATTTCCTGCATTACACCATAAAGCTCATCCCGCCATGCTTCCCAGGTTATCTCGACTGCAAGACCATAGGGAGTTGCGGTGTATGTTTTCGTTCCGCCTGTGATTATTTGGTCGAAGGTAAACTGAGTTCCTTCCGGTTTTTCCGGTTGTGTACCAAGTCCGGATACCTGATAATCAGAGACAGGGTTCCATTCCATATCTTGTACATTAAATACCAAAGGATATTCTTTTGGCCTTTCTTTTCCTTTCTCAATATATACCTGTCGAAGATCGGGAGCGAGTAAGGCTGCAATTGAACCTCTTGTGATCATTTGTAATTCCTCCTTTTAAATTAACGACTTAAGTCTGTGCGCCGTATACACTATCGATGAAAGTAACTTCAACCAATGCGAGATTATCGCCGATAGTATCAATGAATCTCGTTATGAGAACTGCAACATCAGATGTATCAGCCTGGTTGATGTACCAGGTTCCTGAAGTTCCTTCCAGTGATATACCATAAGCAAGATAACGATCAGTGATAGCACTGGTATAATCACCACCTGTATCACCGGTTCCTAATCTCATACTGAAAAGGACCCCTGGTAAAACTGGATGAATTAAAGCAGTTAATTTACCACTTACGGCGGCTTCCATAGCTATTCCTACAATTGTCCCTGTTGTTGGGCCGTCAGCAGCTTCAACAGCAAGACCGCTTGTCATGATAATAACAGCACCTTTTAACCAGGTTGTTCCGGTGGCTTTAACAACCTCTATAATTGGAATAGGATTTCCATTGATCATTCCAATTGCTTTAATATGGTCGTTGACAGTTAATGCCATTTTTTACTTCCTCCTTTTTTGTTGTTAAATAACATCAATAATTCTCTTTCTACCGTATTTTAAAGCTAATATACCTAAAAAGCAAGTTTTATTTAATTGGTACTCCTGGGATGGTATCTCCTTGTGCGAGTTTGTTGCCAAGAGTATGCCGGGCGGTTGATTTGGCTGCTTTACGCATTGCAGCGGCATTGATTGCGCTAGATTCAACACGTTTTTGGATATTGGGTGGAAGCCCTCCGGATGATTCCGTGTGTACCTTTGGGAATATATCAGGATGTTTTGCGGCAATTTCATGAATTTCAGCTTCTACGCCGTATTGCTGTCGGAGACGTTTAGTTTTCTCGCGTTCCATGAGAAGGACATATTCATCCATACGAAGGTGCATGAGAATTACATCACCTACACGGATGGTATTGTCTTCCTTACGGAGGTGAACAGCGTCGGGGAAATCTTTGACATTGGATACCTGCCAACCGTCAGCTTTTGCTTCCCACACTTTTGTTCCGTGTTGGTTTATATAATTCACCCATTTTGTTTTGTAAACAGGATGGTCTACGCCAATTGAAAGGAAGTCTTTCCGTATCATTCCTTGAATCTCACGGTCAGGTTTGAAAGCTTCAGGATTTACGGCTTCTTTATCAGGGCTGATTGTCTCGGCCTTTTCCTGGAGATTATCTTCACGGATTGCCAGTTCTTCTTCACGTTTGTAACCGGCAGGTGGGAGATTTGGTTGAATTGTTCCGTTTACCGTTCCCTTATTTAATTCTTCCGTTGTAAATACTTGATCATCCATTATTCATCTCCTCCTTCAAAATATCCTTTTCCGGTTTTTTCGTAAAAATCATCCCATCCTTTGTATCCGATACTTTTATAATGTTCATCAGGAGTTCTACCTGCCATTTTAAGAGCCGCCATTGTGTCTTTGCCGAGGACATCTACAGGTTTAGGGGTGTCAGGGTTGCCGGTATCGACTGTTCGGGAATTGGTATTTCCCGGAATAAGAGTAGGATCATCAGCAGCACTTCGAAGGATCTCTTCTTTTTTGAGGTCGGTTATTTTGTCGATGTTTTTACCGACTGCCATTTCATATGCAAGTTTCCGAGTGGCAGGTTGCATACGTGATTCAGCAGGAAGGTTTGTAAGAGACGCTTCGTAATCCTCCTTTACCGTATCATAATAAGGCATATTACCTCGGGTCATTTCAGCAGAAAGCTGGTCAATTGTCTGGACTCCAGCAGACATAGCAGGATCGATGTCTTCTGATTTAATGACAAGACGTGTCCGGGATGATGTAAGAGAGTCGCGTTTTGAAAGAAGTCCGGATATAGGCTTTTCGTCTTTAATTGCTGTATCTATCTCGACTCCTAATGCATTGATTTTAGTATCGAATTCTGATACTTGCTCGGCGAGGGTAGGACCAGCGGGTATAACCGGCGCAACAGGAGCTTGAGGCTGAAATTGTCCTCCTCCTCCGCCTTTATCAAATGCATCAAGTTTGGATTTAACGGCATCCCAATCCTCTTGTTTGATTACGATTCCTTCTGGGGCAGGTGTTACAACCGGTTCTCCTGTCGTAGGATCAATTACGGGTTCTGGCATTTACTACTCCTTTCTTGACTCGTCAAAGCCAATTTGTGATTGTTTTTCTTTCATTTCTACCATTAATTTTTGTCTTATTTTATCATATGCTCCCATCTCAACACCTATTTCATATATTCGATCTTTTCCTTCTCCTTTATTAACAGCTTTTAAAAGAGCTTTTACAAGGCTTTTCTCAACTCCCACAAAGTAATTCTCAAAATCCTGAAATGCTTGAGCATTTGTTGAGAGATATTCTATCCAAAAGCGCATGGTTTATCCTTTCTATTGCATTAATCTTGGTGTTAATTCTGCTGGCGGTGGACCGCCTTGTCCAAGAAGACCGAGAAGTTGCATAATAGCCTGTTGATCTCCGCCACCCTCTGAGAGGGAATTAAGCTCCTGGTCCATTTCTATTATAAAGGTTGCAGGATCTCGCATTTGATCGAAGGTACGAATTGTCCGATCTATCATCTCTCCTGCGCTATTTGCTATTTTCCGAGCTACATCACGAACTTCCGGAGGAGTTTCCGGATTAGCTGCGAGAGTTACAAGTTCAATTGTTCGTTGGTAGTATTGTGCGAGTATGTTTGTGAGTAAGACAGCATTTTGACGGTCAGCTTCACGGTTGAGAGAAGCGGAAGCAGCTGTTATTTCTGTTGTAACTTGCTCGTCGAAAGATGGATTTTTGAGAAGGGTGATTACTTTCATTCCATCATCATATCCAAGAATGTTCATTATTGTGGCTTCTGCTTGTTCTCCTTGTTGTCCACCTTTGAGAAGAATTTCCTGGTAGCGGTAGAGAGCTTGTGAGAGAGAATTAGATATACATATCCTCATACCATCAAAAGCCGGAACAAATCGTCTATTCACTTGTTGAAGAAAGGAAGTAGCTGTCACGCCAGGAGTACGAGAGGGAATTTTATTTGGTTGAGAGATGTCATTTATCCCTACACGCTGGTTTGCGAGTTGCATTGTGATCATTTGATCCTGCCAGATGGAGGAATATACATCACCCATTTCGAGAGCTTTAAGGTCTTCAGAAGGATTAGGAGTCTGAATATACTTCCCAGGCCACATTTTCATGGTTTCCGGGAGTCCCTCAGAACCTACCCATACACGAGAATTTGCAAGGAGGATGTTGAGAGTTGCGAAATTATGGACATCCGATAACTTATCCTCATAAGGAGCCATCATTTGCATTACACCGAGGCCGTAGAACATGTGAGCCCGGAGTTGGTAGACCATTTTTTCAAGCGGCCGACGATCCATTGGGTTGTATTGGATGGATACTATCTTACGGCCTGAGTGGTTCCAGACTATTTTAAGGTCTTCGTTTATTCCATCACCATCGATGTCATAAAAGCAATATACATCTATCAAATCATAAAGTGTATTCTTACGATTTCCCGGTTCTGAATACCTTCCGAGACGTTCACGTTCCGATCTCACCCAATCCTTCGCGCCTATTGGTTGAATTCCTTCGATGTTCCATTTGTTTACGGAAGCGAGAGCCTGGATTTCGTTGAGGGTTTTGTAAAAGCGTATCCCAACAAGAGGGAGTTCTTCTATATTATCTACGCTGCCAACTGTTACAATGCAATCTTCTACCGGGATGCAATAGAAACGTGGACCGGCTGAGAGGACTTTGGCGGTTTTTGTCTTCTTGGTCTTCTGGACATATGGGGTGTATATGAGGGCTGTTCCGAGTTGGATATCTTCTAGGATTGCAGTCTCAGCAGCTTGGCGGAGGTTTGCATCCTTTGAACCTGCTATCCAATTGACGAAGCGTTGGAGGGCTTTTCCTTGCTCTACAACGGTATCATCGTCTTTTAATTTCGGAACAGGCCGGACGGTAGCCAAAGGGGTTGTGTTAAAGATAAGATCAATTGCCTGGGCGTAGATGGTATCGGTTGCGATTGCTCCAACTGTGACTTCAATATTCGGGGCATTTTCTACAGGGATATCTCGGGAGGTGAGTTTAGGAACTCCCTCATACATACGAAGAGATTCTCTCCAAATTGCTTCAAGAGGTTTGCGAGCCGATGAATAATCTTCAATTTCGGTGTAAATCCAATCAGAGAGAAATTGCATGGTATCTCCGGGGATTTGGAGAATTTGCTTTTGCTGGTGTTTTTGAAGATATTGAGGCATTTAATTATCCTTTAAAAGCTATACGTTTTAAAACAAGGCTGCCACTCAGCCATTATCGAACTATTTTTACCAATCAACCTCAGTTTCGTCGGTTACATGCATTTTCTTTGATGTCCATAACTGCATTCCGTAAAAAGAAAAAGTAGCATTAGATGCATCTCCCGCTGCAACATCATCTCGAGCAATCACAGCTTTTATCAACCCTTGCCTTGGGACTGTTCCTGTCCAATCTGCATGAGTCCACCTGTCAATTTGATTCTCAACACCGGTTTCAAGTATTGTTGTCTTATATGATATAGATGGTATAACCGTTGCCAAAGTAGTCCCGAATACGATATTTGAAAATCCAACCCCTATTTTAAACGCATCTGTGTCAGTGGTTAAATTACTATACATTACAGTTGCATAAAAACTTTCATCCCCTGACCAATCCATCGGGACTCCGAAAGTGGCATATGCGTAAGCGATAGAACTGTCAGCCGCAAAATCAATCACATTTATTTCTGATCCAGAGGCACCGATTTGTGCTGCTGCCGCCGTTGCTTCAGGTGTCCAAGAAACTGCCGGAATAAACAAGCTTTTACGAAGTACCTGTAATCCTGTACTATCACCAGATACATTTGGTTCTCTGTATTCTTGCACCAACCCCATTTCAGGTTTAAAAGAAACAGTATCATATAACTTAACAAACTTGGCATCAGAAGTCATTTTAAAGTGATTCACTGTTCCGGCTGTAATATCAGCTTTCAAAGTACAATTTTCAATAGTGAAATTCTCTACATAATCAAGGTCAAATATATTGGCTGTATAAGCTCCTCCATTGGTATGCCCCCATCCACACTTTGTATTTCGCACCACTGTATTTCTAACTGGATCTACGGTGCTGTCACCCTCAGCTTTAATTAGATACCAATCTGTAGGATAAGCCACTGTTACAAATAAATTAGGTTCAAAATATAACCCATCAAGGGTTGTGCCTAAAGACCCACCAGAAATAAAAACACCATTCATTACGTTTTTAATTGTACTTCCAGAAATTTCAGTATTGTCAGAGTTGCCAAGGAAAAATCCTATCGTATCATCACTACCGTTTGAAAGCCCTTGAATATTAAAGTTTTTAAACTGAATATTATTACAGGCCTCTTTTACATAAACACCATACTGCGTACCGCTTACAGTGTCATCTCTATCGTCTATATTTACATCTCTAATACCAAGCCCATTCCAAGCTCCATCGATATAAATTCCAGCCGTTACAAAATTCATTAACACTAATTTCTCAAAATACATACCCTGTAACTGGGCGTTTTCTATTTGGAGGGCATAAGTAGTATTTGTACTATCTCCTTCTATTGACATATTTGAAACTGTCGTACCCTGTATGAATCCTACTGGTCCTTTTACGTAAACAATTGCACCTGTGGCAGTTGACCGGATAACTGTCTTTGCCGGACCTGCGCCTTTAAAGCTTATGAAACTATCTTCTATTTCAAGTGGGCTTGATGTAATATAAACACCTGGCAATAATTGAACGGTCACGCCTCCATAAAGAGGCAAGTTATCACCGTCCACATCTGACACCACTTCTGCTGCATTTATAGCCGCCTGAATAGCTGCGGTATTATCAGTAGAAGCATCAGGTGCGCCATCAGGCCACCATCCAGGATGAAGCACCCCCGGCCTTGCAAAAGCTATCGTTCCCGAACCTGTTTTTATATTTTGTCTCTCTCCTGCTATTATATTCTCAGGAACATAAAAAGTAAGTGTTTTTGAAGTATCAGGAGAAACCCTTGCGCCGGGTTGGAATTTATACGTGACATTTGTATAAGCTGAAGCATCAAGTGAGGTGGAAATAATATAATCTGTATTAGTTTTTGTTCCTTTATGAGAGAATTCAACAGTATATTTTTTAGTCGTCCCGTAGGTTGTTAGGATATTTAAAAGTGAATTTGTTGTATCTGCTCCTTGGTCTACTTGAATATAATCTACTTGGTAAGTGTTATAAAAAGGAAGGATAATTGTCCCAAGAACGCGATAATCTGTAACGGTTGTGATGGCTGTTCCATCTGTCACAGCCTCGAATAAAAGAATCGTCCCTGTTGGAGCATCCGGTGTATCAGTTGAATTCGCCATCTCAGCGAAGACGAAGTAATCATTGTAGGTTATCACCGCGCTGGCTATTGTGATTACACGATCATCATCATCCCGGACGAAAACAAAGGTATCTGTTGAAGCTGTGTAGGTACGAGATACAGATGCTTGGAGTACATAATATTGATTCGGATAAGCTATACATTGAGAAATTGTGTGCGTAAGGGAAGCATCTGTCGCGCCAATTCCACCTGACTTCACAACCACTCCCCTATCCTGATCACGTTCAGGTTCTTCGTTTTCAAGGAAGTTTGCATTATCGGTTATAAAAGTATTATTCGCACTCGGAAGAGTGTTTATTGTTTGGGTATCTGAGAAGGATGTAGAAAAAGTAAAAAGAACAATAAGTAATAATAATAAATATTTATACATGATTTTCTCCTATAATCAATTAAAATAGCCCCCAGTTATTGTTGAGCCTTTGATGTTGGGGGTGGATGCTGCTTCTTCTTCTGCGCCTTCAATCCAAGTTGGATCATCATTACCGTCTCTGTCCGCTGTGCCTCGGAGCCATGCTGTTGATGCTAAGTCAGTGAGCACACCGTCTACCCAATCGTTATCGCTTGGATTTGTTGCACCGATATAAGATGGCATTGTAACTCCAGATAAGTATGGATGATTACCCCCGACTCCACCATCAGCTATTGTAACAGCACCTTCTACAACATGCGCCCCTCTTGTAATATAATTATTTGCGCCACCCCCACCTACCATGATATTATCTGCCCCCTCAGATGACACCTTAATATACGTTTGTCCGCCGTACTCCGTCTCAACTTCTGCCCCTGTTAGGTGTCCATACTCGGTGCCAAGACCAGCTATAGGGTTTCCAATTGAAAACGGCGTAGCAGGGTTTGAACTGCTGCGATAAAAATAATTACTATCGAACACCAAACTGTTAACAACATATGATAATGTAACAGGAACTTCAGCACCAATAACCACTTGATAGGTATTGCCAGAGACACCTGCAAAATTATCCACAAGGTTACTGTAATACCCATCCCAAAAATCAAAGGGCGGTGCTGTCCCGTCGCAGTAATCTGTGCATACAGGAGCACAACTTCCTGTGCAAGATGTCTCTTGGCTGCTTCTAAAATTAACACCTATAAGAGTGTTATTATATATGTTTACTCTTAATCTCCGCCAACCCCCAAACTGAGATTGTGCAACCCTTGCATCTTCAACAATATTATTATAGAATTGTGCATAATCTTGACGAAGGATAACGGATTCCTCTGTATGGTTGATAAAAATGTTATGGTGTATTTTGTCACCGTATTCTTCATAAGTAGTGCTTGATCCATCAGATGGCCCAAGTATTTGCGAAGCCTTGTGTTTAAGGCCATTCTCAGATAGTGTGCCAGAGCCACCGTCAAAAAAATTGTAATGAAAAACATTACTATTTTGAGCAATATCAATACTTACGATATCAGTGCATCCACCAGATTCATCTTTATAATCTGAGTACATATCTACTTGTTGGCCATTTACACCTTCTGACCCATTATGATAAAAATAACAATATTCGACCGTTGAATTTCGTAAACGATATGTAGTAAGCCCCGAGGGATTGTTTAGATAAGAATCATCCCAACAGTCATTAAAATACACATATCGAATTTTTACTGGCCCTCCTGCCACCCAAAGACCAGCCCCTCCCTCTCCATCAGCACCAGGGGATGCCCCCCTATACAACTCAAATCTCTCAAACATCCAGTATGCTATTTCGCTGGATGCTGGTGTGTCGTTCACACAAGCCTGACTGCTCCCCATTGTTTTGTGGCCTAAAATTACACCCCTCGGAGCAGATCCGTCACCGTCAAGAATCGCCCATTCCGTTGGAAAAGATGTTAATTTACTGTAGTTTCCTTCTGTCCAAGCAGTACCATTCTTTGACACAGGGATATCAATCATTGATTCACCGTAGGCGTCATTGTCAGTATATACGCCTTCTCGCATATATACTATATCACCAGCAGCCATTCCGGCTATCCCATCTGATATCGTAACGTAACCTGTCCCTGCCCCTGGAAAACTTTCATGCGAAGATGTGTATGATTCACCATCAACGCCTGACCATGTTGCGTCTGATTCTATAGCGCCATTATCAATATAAATATAAGCTGCCCATGATTTAGAGATTAAGCATATAAAAATAAAAATAAAAAATAAATACCGCTTCATGATTCTCCTCTATAATGGCTTAATTGCAACTGCTGTAATGTTTGCTTGTACTGATCCAGTCCAAGTCCACCCCATCGTTACCGATGCTGCCCCCGGTTCTGTTGACATTCCAAGGGAAACAGCAGTCCCTTCAGCGATATTTGCTCTCTCTGTTTGACCTGCAATAACTGTTGGAGCAGCTCCACTTCTAATCGCTATAACATCGACACACCAGTCATTAGTAGCCCCTGATATAGTAGTAGAAAGGGTTTCTGCTGTTGCGGCATTATTTACAGGAGTGCCAAACGTAGAAGATTGAGCCACGCCAGTAAATGAAATAGCACCAGTAGCGCACGACATATTTTCAGAGAAAGATGCAACGATATCATGCGTACCAGTATCAGGGGATAGAATGTAATAAAGACTTGTGTACAGGATACTGCCATCCTCATCAAGCAAAGTCATGGTATCCCCATTCCAAGTCACACCAGTTGGCCCAGATGAAAACCGTGTGGCAACCCCGACAACCAAAAGCCTATTATCTCCAGCTATCGTATGGCTCCATGTTCGTGATGTTCCATAACCCTCAGATTCTGAAGTTGCATCAAGAGCAATCTCACCACCACCGGGAGCAGCCACATTCAAAGCAGCAATCACAGCCAGATGCTTTTGCTGCACTGGCCCGGCAGCAACCAAGAAAGGGATAAGAAGGATTAAAAGGGTTAGTTTTAGTTTTTTCATTATAGTATCCTTTAATCTGTAACTTCTGTCCAGCCGTTAGATTCCGCCAACCATCCGTCAACATCGTCAAACTGAATTACTATAATATCACCGGCAGATGAACCATTTAATGCATCGTGGTTATCATCTAACTGCACACCATCCAATATTAAATCATCACCTGCATCAGGAAGAATAGAAACTGCAATATCACCAAAAGTGATAACTGTAAAATTCATTCCGGATACTGGGGCTGGTAAGTCTACATCGCCAGTTCCGTTTGCTACAAAAGTTCCTCCATATAGATTAGCTCCTGTGAAGTTAGCAGCAAAATTATCAGCATCATCATGAACGGGAGTTAGAGCTTTGACACTACCTGTCGTATTATCATAATCCACTGAATCTGTAGTCAGCGTTAAAGTTCCATCATTAGCAAGTGTTCCAGCACCAGACATAACAACAAATGCCCCTGAGTCAGCACCATCACCCACAAAAAACTCAGTATCAGCTATCCCGGTTATCGTTGTTTCAAGACTGTTTGTTTCTGCTCCTGGACTTCCCCATGATATCTGACTCACGGCAGGATCACCAGCAGGAGCACCAAATTGCCAAATTTCATTAGCTTCAGGGAGATCACTTGGGAACTTAAACCGCAGGGTGGCGGCTATACTTGCCGGACCTTCGAAACCTATCATTAAAATATCTGTACTATTACCTTCATGTACTCCCATGAAACCAGGAACACCTGATTCTTTTAAAAACGATATAGAACCAACATCTTCAAGATCATCACCACTTGTTATTTTTATAGTGGATTCCTTTACTCCTTTGGCTCCATCGTCACCAATTACAATAGCATCGGCAGTAATTGCGGCAGCAGCAGTTACATCTCCACCACCGCCAAGAGTCTCTATCTTATCCCGTATTGCATTTTTAGTAGCAGCTTCGGTGTTGTTATCCCACGATGTTGCGTTGTACGCAGTATCATCTATCTTAGCATCAATCAAAGTATTGATATCAGAGGCTTTTACATCTTGATCCATTTCGTATAGTTCATAAGCACCCTGTCCTGTGTTAAGCGTTAGGACAACAGTATCCCCATCATCATCAACCGTGAAACCATCTGCCCCGGCTGTCATTGTGCCGGCAACAAGAAGATTTTGCATCCGCTTATCTGGTATCACCCATGCGCCAGTCCCTGAAACATTATCATCAGGGATTATGATATAAGGTACAGATTCGCCACCGGCTTCAGAAGCGCTGTAAATATGAAATGTTTCTACTGTACCTTCATACCCAAAAGCAATATCTCCATCACTTATCGTTGCCACTGCTTTAAGGTCAAGATCACCAGCAGCCCCACCTACCCATCCTGTGTAATTATAAGGCAAAGATAAATCATCACGAACCTCTACATAATTCCTACCCTCAATAGTATTAACATCAGTAAAACGAGCAAAGTCATTAGCTACTGGAGTTCCACTTGTATTAACCGTACCTCCTCCACCAGCTTCAGTAAAAGTAAGTACTCCATTTGTAATCGAAATTGTCCCATTAGGCCATACGACCTTATAAGCATAAACATCTCCTGGGGAACCATCACCTTCTGAGTTCATTATTCCCAATCGGGCAGCTTGAGAAGGCGATGCATAGATAAAGATAACCAATAAAATGAAGAATAACCTTCTAAGCAATGTAAACATAAAGCGTTCCTCCTTGAGTAATTGCTAAAATGAATCCAAGGAAATCCTGCGGAGGATTGAAGTAAATTGTTTCAAGTCCCGCCCGACCTCCCGTAAGTGCATCCGTTACTGTCCAGATTTCTTCTCCGTTATTATCTGTAATCGCAAGGTCATCACCTGCGGCATTCGGGACATATTCCATTCGTTTTACTCGAATTTTGTCAGTGGATATTGTACCAGCTGTATCCAAAACCCATTGTAAGTGACCATATTCATTTGCCATTTTTTGTTCTCCTTTACCTCTTCATCCAATTTCCAAAAACCTGCCCTTTTTTGGTAGGAGCATTGTCAGGTTTGCGTTTTGTTGGGAGAGGTTTCCTAACAGGCCCAACATTCGGACTCTTCGGTATCTTACTTGCGGCTGATTTTGCCATCTTATTTCTCCTTTTTCTTTCTCTTTCTTTTCTTTGAAAGCTCCTTATCCAAATCGGCCATCTTTCGAGCTCTTGTTTTAACGGCTTTGGCCCCTGTTGGATTGGTTGCCTTCAAAAACTTCCCGGCAAGCTTCTGAGCCCGTACTATTCCCTTTGGCCTTTTAGATATTTTAGGCTTCAATGGCATTTTGGAGTCTCCTTTCTTAATAGGCTGTTTTTTTAATAATTACTCCCGCTCTTTGTTGGCCTGTATATCCCACCTTTCTTTGTAGGATTCACAATTCCACGCCTTCCTTTTGCAGGTCCAGGATTCTTCTTCGTACCACTTCCTGATCTTCCCTGGGAATAGTTGTTTTTCTCTCCGTGAGATACTCTTCCAACTGGCTGTGTCATGATAATTCTCCTTTTTGGTTAATGAACTGTCTGACCTCTTTCAGATTGAAAATCGGCCAATTTGCGCTCAATTAAATGAGCAGGGGTTCTTGTTTTACGGAGGTATGCAGCATATGCCTCCTTTTCTTTGTTCTTTCGATGTTTTAGGGGTCGCTTCGGAGCAATCCGGATACAAGTCTCCATTGCGTCTACAATATCTTTCGTTACCGCTGTCGGGAATCCTTGCATTTCTGATCTTGCTTCTACTTGATTCTCCATAAGAAAAAGCCTCCCTTGTAAAATCACAGGCTCAAGACCGGTTCTTATTCGGAAATTCTTCTCTACATTTGTCGGTTGATATACGGGTATCATCTTTACTGTCCCGAGTT